CGAGACAAGAGAGAACTAGTCGTCAAATAATGTGTCAGCAGCCGGCACAGCGGGAGTGCGTTCAGGTGTTGCGTTCATCTGCTTAGCAACAACCTGTGCAACTGTTTGTTCAGAGCGCTCAATTAGTCGCGGCATTGCCGAGATTTCATAAGCTTTCAAAACCTCGCTGTAATCCATACCCTTGAGCAAGTCCTTGATAGCATCGGTTGGAAACGCCTTTGCAAACATGTCAATATCGTACAGAGGTAGTTTCAAAATCTCTGCAGGAATTGGATCACGATTGGCTCCGACGTACACAGCCCGATTCGTATTAAGGCCCTTACCTCGTGTAACCAGCTCAATGTCTACCTTAGTAATAGGAACTAATTCGTTTGTGTCCTCGTCAAATACTGATTTGCTCAGCTCTTCGATTTCATTCAACAAACCGTTCCGCCCCTGTCCCGAAGAAACACTTCCCTCAAGAACCATGATCTGCATGTTGCGGGCTGGTTTTCGGTCCGTTACCGGAACAAGTTCACCGCTCTGAGAAACCATGAATTGATTTTGATTGTTTCCGTAAATCATCGAACCATCGTCAAGTTTTACAACCATGCTCTTGTCGAGCACATTCATAAAGAAACGACGTCGAATCGCCTCGTTGTATTGCTTCGGGAGTACTGAGCGTGCCGAGTAATCGACGAAGATACGACGCATAACATCGGCTTCACCCTTCTTCACGGTCATCCAAACAGAAAGAACTGTTTGACCCAACAGCGGTTCGTTAGGCTGAGCTGGATCTGGCAAAAACCGAACCACTCGCTTACCTTCCCGAACGTCGATGAAAGGATTTTTCCCGTTACCCGAACTTCCATTTGCCTGCTGCTGCCCGCCAATCATTTTACCGAATGCCATCTTTCTTCTCCTGCATTGTGGCGATTTCTCTCGCCATTGAATTTAGTTCATCAAGCACTGCTTTCCGAACTTCGTTGTTAACAATACCATAGGTTTCCAGCCGTGTCAACAGTCGCTTTGCGTACTTCTTCGCCATCTGCTCTAATTTATTTGAGAACTCCATTTATAATCTCCATGAATTGATTCGCAATCACAGGCCACTTGAATTTTTCTTTGTTCATATGTTTGTGACCTGCGTCTCCCAAGTTTTTACGGTATTCGTGATCAGTGTACAACTTGTGCAGAGACTCAATAGCACTTTCCATATCCGTAACGTGATGGATTGTATTTAGTCCCCGGTCAGTTAACTGCGGGAAAGGATACACATCCATGTAGTGTGCGTTGCCTTCTGGCCATTCAGCCAGAGCTGAGTGCTTAGGCAAGATAGTGGGTAGTCCAGTAGCCATTGCCTCAGAAGCAGGCAGACACCAACCCTCTGCAGCAGTCGTTGTAAAGAACACATCGGCGTTGTTGTAGATCATGTTAATCTGCTCGGAGGTCAATCCATTGTCTGGACGGATATCCGGAGACGAGATTGCGAGACGATCGACAATTCCCAAATACTCACACCACTGCACAATGTCAATGCCGAAGTCTTGCAGCGCACCGTGGTAATAGATCTTCACGCTTGGTGGAAGATTGTAGCGCTTTACCCATTCAGCGAAGTAGAAAAATGTCAAGTCAAGTCGTTTTCTCGGTTGATTGCGTTGCAGACAGAGAACAATAAAGTCGTCTACGGCCATGTTTAACTGCTTTCTAAATGCAGTCCGTGTGTTTGATATTGGTTTAAACATCGCGTGATCAACGCCGTGTGGAATTACATGCAAGTTGTTCAGTTCAATAGGACTACCGTCGTTGTCGCGAACTGCTTCCAGCTGCGTCCGACCGAACTCCGTGTAGGTAATTACTGCGTCGTAAGCACTCAGTCCCTTGACGAACTCACGTTTTACATTCTCTGCGTCTACTGGAGTATACACAATGAACTTAGCCTTATACTGCGGGTTTTCTCCACAAAATTTAGTAAAGATTTCTGCGTACTCCATTGCAATCCAGGGATCATTAAGAACAAACACGACATCCGGTTTAACCTTAACCAGCATCTCAGGAAGTCGAGACTTGCCCCAAATGTCACCGGTTCCGCCCGAAGCTGGGTATACTTTCAAACCTTCTAAGTTAGGGTGATAGTCACCGTGGAAGTTTACACCTAGTACGTGTACGTCGTAGTGCTGCTTGAATGTCTTAAGCAGATTGGCCGAAACAATACCGAATCCCGTAGGCACTGGAAAATCCCCGATGAACAACATCTTTGGTAAACTTTTACCCATACATCCTCCTAGTACACTTTGGTACCAATCACAATATTCAGCGGCTGTCTTGTCGCTCTTGGTTGAGCTATTCTCGTCTTAAACAGGGTGTTTAACTCTGTCATAAGCGTGTCTAGAACTACCTTCATCGACTTACTTGACTCTGAATTTGTGTACTTAATATCTTCAGTCGACCACGAAACAAACGTGGACGAGCTCGAAGTCAATTTACCGAGATGAACTAGATATGCGGCTGCTAAGACAATCGCATCTTCATCGTTTTGCTCTATAACCGGGGGCTCGGGTTGCTGAAACTCTAAGAAAGGATTACGAAACACATCGTTAATCTCAAATCCAGCATTGATAAACGAATACCCGTTAGTGGTACTTACCCACATATAACCCTGCTCGAGTAACCCACTTGGTTGAGGTGCGGACAACATACCCGAATTAAGAATCTGATACTTAGATCTCCAACGCTTTTGTAGAAACTTAACAGCGTTTACTAAGGCCGTTCGCACAAGTGCGTTTGAATAAGAAGTACCATCAAAGTCACCTAAACGCATACGAACTGGCTCAATTAAATAATCCATGTTATTTATAGCGGTTATCATCTATATCTCCAATATTATATTTTTATTTTTTCTATCTGTCAAGCGGCGGTTGCGGCCATGCAACGTTGCCCCACCCTGCGGTAGCAACCAGAGCTGGCAGATCTCTGAGAGCCTGTCGATACTCTCGCCATTCAAGTAATTTGTCAGCGGTTAATCCCGTATCCGGTAGCTGTGTCCAGTCGCTCTCGTATAAAAACATGTTGCGTCGTGCACGGAGTTCTCGCAGGGCCTGCACAAACGTGAAAGGTTTCTCTTGAACAACGCTACCCTCGGGCAGAGGGGCAGAGTATGGCGTACCATACTCATCCCAATAACCAAACGTAATTGTCTCTGGGTCATAAATTTTAAAAATAATCATTATACACCTATAGCCTGGAATATATTCATAATTGGGGATGGTGCTGCGAAGGCTTCATTACTGACATTCAAAGTTGTGTTTGATGATGGTGTAAGGGTGACTTTGTAGGTTGAGTTGGCTGAAGCCCAAAATCCAATGTTGAAGTTAAAAATGTAGCCCCCACCAGTACTTAAACCAGCCCCGTGTAAAGTACTTACGTAGTTAACAGTCCCTCGTGTCAAACTCATACGAAGACTTGTTAAGTTAGCCACTGTTGCAAAAGTTGCTGAAAACATATAATAACCAGCATTGTCTATAGTAATGGTGTCGGTAGAGACTGATATATTATTAGAGCGAACTATACCACCCGATGTATCCCACACAATAGTTGTACCAGCAGTCGTGATGGCTAGCGTAGCAGTTCTTCTAACTGTGATATAACCCATGTTTTTAGTCGTTAATTTACCATCGCTGTTTACTTTAAATACATAATCAGAGCCTACCCAGGACGAATTAAACGCTGTGTAAGCGGTTACCTCGTTTAGGGCAAGCATGTCATAAGTTTCTATGTTTCCAACAGTGGTTATATTACCAGTGCTGTTGGATATAGTTACTGTATCTTGGGTAGCGTTGTTCAGTAGAATCTGGTCAGCACTTACCTCAAATCTTTTGTTAACATCACCATCCCACCCGTATATACCACCAGGCTTATATGTGGAACTGCCCCCTGGATTTCGTCTCATATTTATAGAGCCGTTGTAGACGTTCAATTCAGCGGGTGTGCTTGTAGCGGTAGTATCTGGAAAATTAAAGTTTATTATTCCACTAGCGGCTCTTTGCTCAATTTCAAGTGCATTTGTGGAGTCTAGTTGAATAACTGACTGCGGATTAACTGAGGAAAATGCGCCGTTGTACATAGCCATACCGACAATATTACCAGCAGCACCGCTCCCTTGAATACGTAGTGCATCACTTATTCCTAACAAACTACTGGTATTTCCTATAGTTAATCCAGTGCTATCTAATTTTACTTTGTCAGCTGTTAATCCAGAATTGTCTAAGATAACTGCGCCAGCACCAGCAAGAAGTCTACCATCACTTCCAATGTCTACCTGAACTACACCGCTACTAGCATAAGTTGTTAAGCGACTAATACCGCTTGTTGTATAAATTTTTAACCCTGTTTCTGGAGCCAAAGCAGTACCTGCTCCCGCCCATATAGTTCCATTTGTGCCTATGCTAATACCACTGTTTACTATCAGAGTACCCATATTAGCTGCTACTGCATCTAGCTGAGTTACCGTTAGTTTGCTTGCGTCAATGGTTCCCGCTAGAATCTTATCTCCGGTGATTGTACTACCTTGCAAAAGAACACCGCTGATTGTACCGGCGAGTACCTTGTTGCCCGTCACCGTACCATCTCGAATAAGTACACCGGAAATAGTGCCATCAATAATCTTTGATCCGTCTATAGACTTCGCACCGATTAGTTCAGGACCAACCACAATACTATCGGCCACCTGCAGCGCTATGGTGTCAATCAGCGTAGCACTGACGTGGTACGCTCGAATTGCGTTAACGTCAATATCGTAACCGCCCACCGATTTGCGTGGGAGCATCTGACTGAAGATGTATGGGGATGATCCGGAGTGCGTTACAGTAAGTGCTGTACTGACCACAGGGTTAGGAAACACCACTTTATAAGTTCCCGGAGAAGGTAAGTTAATCCAGTAGTTTTCTGGATTATTTGGAGTATCTTCAACGTACGATGCAAGTATTAAATCAGTACCGCTTTCGCCTGAGAGAGTGTACGGGGCGGATATAAAAGCAGGATTGGGATCTGCAAAATACTCGGACGCTTGGATAAAAAGGTTGACTGATCCGCTGAGTAGAGTAAACGTCACACCACCGAAACGATCGCGTTGCTGTATCTCTATTGCAGTTTTATTTAAACCTGAGGGATAATACATGTAAATAGAATTATCATCTGAATACAAGTCTCTGGGTGTTAATGATCCCGTCATTGTTGGCCACGATATACCCAGCGGTAACTGCGTTTGATAGCGTCGAACGTTGTCTGCGTATTCAAATGGATTGCCTGTGTTAGATATTTCTTGAAAAAAATCGTCTGTCATTATTTCACCTGATGCCTTATAACAAAGATAACTGATGTTTTTTGTTTACGCGTACCTTCAACTACTTCCGTTAAATTTGTAAATATGTTAGATTCTGTGTCGGGTACTTCATTTAAATTCATTATGTAGTAAAGAGAGTAAACTCCAGAGGAAAGCATAGTCTTTTTACCAATAATTTTTTTTATCATGTTTATTACATGTATCGGCGTAACCGTTACAGTAATTACGTTACCTTTAACATCGAGCGGATCGATAGCATTATGCATCTGATTGCTGTTAACATTCACTCCGTCGCGTTCTTCAGTTATAGGAACTGCTAACGCCGGGTAAAATACAATAGGCCCGGCCACACCTCTTGTAACCGACTGGCTCGAGGCCATAGCAACACCCTCAAGACAAAAGAAAGGTCGGCTGGGTTTGTTACGCCCCGTTTCTGAGCTGCTTAGCGCTATGTACGTTTGAGGTGAATACGAAAGCAATGTGATTTTGTCTTTCTCCGTGCCTTTTAAGTTTGCAACAGTCACCACTTTACAAGATCTATTCGTCAATAAAAAAGCGCCGTTTGTAGCGTGTTTTATTAAGTTTATGTTGTCCTGCTCTGACTGAGTTATTCCCTTTACATCAGTTCTTGAGTAGCTTACACGGTAGTTTGCTCTCCAATTTGGTAAGTTTGTATACAGGGGATTATCGGCGTTATTCTCGTAGATGTCTGTAAAAGGCCTGCGGTAGCTACCCTCAGCCACTACTTGTTGAAGTACGTCGGATATGGAAAGACGAACAAATCGCGCTTTGATTAAATTATACAGGGCTTTTTTATCCAGGGTATCTGGCCAAGTGAGTGTTAGCCTGTATCTATAACTCGCGGCCGTCGCGCTGGTTGCAGGTATTGTACTCACCAAGTCAATAGATACTCTACATTGACCTAACAAATTGTTGTGATACAGGACATTGTCGTCCGACAATCTTTGAAAAACAGACAAAACTTTTCTTTCTTTGAGATGAACAGCGTTCACTCTGTAAACAGTAGTGTTTGTGCGAGAATGTTTACTAGATTTAATGTCGCGGTCCGCAGGCGCGGATCCCCAAAAGTCACCGGCAATGCATGTTCTGTCTAGTGCAATGTCGGCAATTGGCGGAGAAATGTCTATTAAAGGTATGTTTACAGAACGCTTCTGTAGAAATTCCAGTATAAACTTAAATCTTTCTTTAGCACTTTCTATATTTGATAATTTGCTAGTAAAAACGATATTCACAGTCATTGGATTCGCTTCGGCAGCGTTAATACGCTTCACTGAGTTTCCCACTTGCACTGAATTAATTGTTAAGTTGTTTGCAAGCTTAAAAGGGCTAGCCGTGAAAGTGTCAAAAAGGTCGTTACTTAATTCTGGTTTGTTGTCTGCGCTTACATACAGATCGTAAGTAAATTTCAAGTTTGGATATCTTACAGAAAAACCGCTGTGTTGTTGCACTATGTATGAAAACGCGGAGAAGTCTGACAAATAACTAGCGTTATCTTGATCTTTAATTTCTCTTGTGGTGGTTTCCGCTTGTGACGAATTGGCTTCTCCTACAATTTCAGATTTTACACGTATTCTTCCTGGTTGATTAGTTGAATACGTAAACTTAAACAAGTTAAAAGCAGTGCTGCTGTAGGACGGGTTGAATACAACTTTACTACTGGTTAGCTCAATCTTTTTGCGATACTGAGGCAGTATGCTGTTTAATGATAGCTCAATACCTACGTACCCACTTGCAATCTTTTCATCTATGTTGTAGTAGCGAAGTGTTGCGGGTATTTCCCAACGATACGCGCTATCTAAAAACTTCTCTCTAAATTCAACATCATCCATTTCGTATTCTGATTCTTCCGTATCTTGACCTGAAGCATCTGTGTAGTATCGCTTAGCTAGGGCGGCACGCTCTCCAAAAACATAATTAAAAATGCCTACAATTGCTCGTTTTGGAAACGTCACTGAGTAGTTAACGATGGGCGGTAACTTCTGTGCTTGAATTTCCGAGTTGTGTACGAGGTCAAGATTAAGGGTGCTGCCTCGTTTGAAGATATTGATTACTTTTGTATTTTCTTCATCCGCCGGGTCTGTGCTTTGCAGAAAGTCAATTAGCAGTTCCATCTTCTCAACCATTTCAATTTCAGGATTGTAGCCGAACAGTTTAATGTCTGCTATCCAAACATTGACAAGACCCTTGTCCTCACCAACTGTAAACTGATCAAGTGCGATTGTGTTGGATATTGCTCTAAAATTAACTGTAGAGTTCCGTTGATTATCCGGATAATCCGTTAGATTAGATGCATACATGCTGTCTTTCAGGTAGTCATTAATGTCCGGATATTTTAATTCTTTTAAATAATCTAGGTCAATACGCGTCATCGGTCTGTTTTTATTCATTATGGTATACCCATAGACTCTGCTGCATAGTAGACGTCTCCTTGAATGTAGTAGCGCTCTCCGTACGTAAGCCCAGCGAGAGTGTCAAATCCAATAATCACCGTTTCAATGTCGCTCCCTGTCAAACTCTGTGAACTTGAGTATTCGAGCTCAAGTGGCTTTGGAAACAATATGCTATCCGGGTTATCTCGATAGATTCGATTAAAGCCTCCCCAGCCAACTGTAATACTGCGTCCGCGAACAATAAGATAGTCCGCTTGTCGTATGTTACTAAAGTATATTGTGCTGAATTCCGCTTGGTAGAACAACTGGTCAGTGCTTGGGTCCTCTCCGTGCACTAAGACTTCGTGATGTCTTAACGAGCTTTTTGGCTTAGTCCAAAAAAGCGGTATATATTTATAGGTCGGATCTTGTGTGATGTATGTATAAACAGCGTTTTGACGGTTGTTCACAGCTTTTAAGTAACCCAACACACCCGAGTATGGAACCAGGTCAAATGATTTAAAGCGCATCTCTGGTGCTGGTGGATCAATGGTAGTTTTGCGAGTAACCTCAGCTAAACGAAAAGTTGCTATGTAGCTGGCTTTATTAAACGCACGTGTATCAAAGGATTCAAGAATCAAACCGCTTGCTCCGCCGTAGTAGCCGATTGCGTTACTGTACGAAGGTGAGCTCTCTTTTAGAGTTATTGCGAAATCTGTGTAATCATCGCTGGCAGTGTAATAGTAGTTAGCGTGCCCATCAATGCCGGTGTAATCTCTGTAGATTTCTGGATAGTATTTTGAAGAGTTAGCAGTATGCTGCTGAAGAGAAAAGTTAAAGTTGTCCACGTAAATAGAAGCATCTCTAAACTCACCACTAACCGCGCGAGGTCCTAAAAACATATTTTCTTCAAGGCCCACAGGGCTACCTGTTTTTGCGTTGTAATAAGGAACTTTACCTGTAACAAAACTGGGCAGGATAAAGTAGAACCCGTGCCATGACGACTGGCCCGCAGGTTGAGTGCCCGCCATATAAAGAAACTCTCTTGGATTTGGGTAACCGTTGGGCGTCGATAAGCCTGTCGGAAGTATCGAAGTTGCCACGTCATTTGCAGTGTCTACCGAAAAATTACCCATAAAATTTGTCAGTCCTACGCGAGCCAGAAAGTTAGCATACTTTCTTCGGTTCTCTATTGACTGCGTTGTAAAATCTTGGTAGTTCATCCATCCGGCAGGAACAACCATGGGGTATGATGCTTTTGGTTTTCCGTTTACTACGGGGAAATTGTAACTAATGATAAACGAGGGTGAGTTTTTTGTAGATTCATAGTACATAACTTTGCGCGTCATGTGCGGTGCAATTGCAGACTTGCTCAGAAGTCCCTGCAGAGAAAATGCCGTTCTCGTATTGACTGCTACATTATAGGACAAACTTATAGTGTTCTTTAGATTAAAACGTTTTGGTAAGTAATATCTTGCCTGAGATGCACTTGCGTCCATTACTGTGTAATCCTGAGCGTGTACAAGGCCCCAACTTGCAAGCTTTTGCAGAGCAGTTGCCATAAACCTACCGTAGTAGGGAAAGTGAGAAGTACCTGCCATTACTTGATCCCAGACTGCTGCTCGCAAGGGGATATCATACTTTGTAAAATAGTCAACAAGCATCCGTTGATTCTCAGCGACATTTACAATTTTATCTAAAGTTGTAATCGAGTTTGATTCTAGAGCGCTCCACGAAAAGCTGCTTACATCATGAGCAATATTAGCGTAGACCATGCTAAAGTAAAACCTACGCCCTAGTGAAAGCACCGGTTTGTTATCCCGTGTTTTTATCTTAAACTTAACGGAAACAATTTCCCCAGGAACAAACTTAAGATCCGCGATGTCCATGGTGAATTCATGATATCCCCTCACATTGAACCCATTAGGAGACCAAGTATCTTCGGGCAGCAGTGTCGCGGCAACGGTGTCGTCAAACACGTAAGAATTTATTGTATCGTTTAGCGGCTGCTTGTACAGAGATTTTTTAGTAGAGTCGTACACCCAGGTTCTCGTATATTGTTTGTAACGAGCCGTGGCCTCTTTGACAGGTACGTCAGTATACTTCAGAATAAGCACGAGGCTTGTAGAAGGATTTACCCAGAGTGCGTTGCTCTCAATTTTATTGTAATTGACCTTAACTGCATCCTCTAAGTCAAGCGGCGTCTTACCCATACCGTCAAGTCGCTCTTTTAACGCGTACGTATTGAAAGCCAACCTCAACGTATGCATGCCCTCACGGTACATAAAGGAGCCTTCCCAAACATCGATTTCTGAAAGGCTCATAGCGAACGTGAGCCCTTCGAGTGTCTGCTTGTTACCTGGATCACTCTTTTGCTCAGTCAATTTAAACACCGGGGGAGCTAATTTCCAGTCGCTTAGGAACAAGCGATCAGGGCCGCTGATAACCTGTTCAAGAATTTCAGCGTTTTGAGCAAGGTTGTTTAAATCCTGTGCCGAGACTTCCTGTCCCTTGAATAATTTCGGTACCTTACCAAGTGCAAAAATCATTTATTCCTCCTACCACGACAAATACTTTTCAGTAGTGCCTGTGTATGTTTCACCAATCACAAATAGTTCTTCGCGCGTTCGTATGTCTGAAACGTCTACGCAGGTTATATCCATGAATGCTCCCGAATTCTTTATAACTATTTCAGTTACTTTGTGCTTTCCGGTAACCCCGTAATAAAGACTGTTCAGTGTAATTATATCGCCAATCTCTAACGCCGGGTTATATACCATGTCTATAATTCGGACAGCTGGTCTTGGCCGTTTGTGTAGATACTTGATTACGTCAATAAACCTCATTGCGTGTTCTTTAGACTGTATGTACGGGTTATCTCTTGCAGTCACTTCCCTGAAACCACTTGGTACGATACCCGCGGTAATTAATCCAGTAAAGTCTAAAGGTATATCCCGTTTTATAGTCTGCGGTTCTCCGGCAATCACCGGTACACCAAATAGCGTAAGCTTAGACAAGTACAGGCTGCGCGCCTGGTCCACACTCTTAATAAGTAGCTTCATGTACTGGGCAGCTGTTTTCTTTACGTCATGCTCGTAGTACCAGTAACTGGTGGCCGTGTTTCCTGTCCAATTGTACCTATGCCTTGGAAAATAAACTTCCGTAAGCGAGGGTACTCGCAGTTTTACAGTCGCAGTCTCACCGTTATAGTCGACAGCCTTTACAAAATCGCGACTCTCGATAAACTGATCAATACCGAAGTATCCGCCAGTTTGACCAAACGTAATACCAGAACCGAAATAGGTGTTGTTTGTAATCCGATCAACTGGCTGTGTAAACTCAGCCTCGTGCGTGTACTCCTCGTTGTACGGTAGATACACGCCCAGCGTTGAGTCAAGCACTGTCTTGTTTGCTCCTAGCATTCTCGGTGAGAATGTCACAGTCACTTTGCCATAGGTAGATGCCGAAACTTCTTCGACACTTAGTGATCGGAACATTGAATCCGTGACTGTGACATTTTTAGTAGCTGGTACAAATGAATGCGGGTTTATAAATTTCACTACCCCGTTACCAGCCTGAGTAATTTGACCGCCAGCACTGGAGACAAGCATTAAAAAATCGTCGTTAATGTTTTCTTGATTGAGCCAAGTAAAGCTGGGTGTAATGGGTGCGTGGTCGCAATCAAACCAGAATCTTGCTGTATCTCCTACTCGAGTGACTTCATCCCTTAGTTTGTAAGGCCTGCCGCCCATCAGCCAGAAAATAGTATTTACTGTGCCTGTAAAGGACCCGCTAAGTGTTGTCGGTTTCTGGTCGTTGTACATAAGTCGCCACAATCCGCTAGTAGTTGTACTCCATACCGGCGGATCGGGAATGTTAGTTGCCACTGGTTTATCTCGCCACACCGGTGTGGAATGTTTGTAGTAATCCATGTATCGTAAGTATCCAACACATCGGAAGGATACGGTGTTGAGATCTTCTGTGCGTCCATCAATAAACCCTGCAAATGCGTCGTAAAAGTTAATACCGTCTATCGAAAACAGAACAGCTACGTTAGCCATGCGCCAGTCATACGTTCTCCCTGTAGCCAGGCTTTGATTGTTTTTGATCAGAGCTATAGTGGCTTCTGGAGGACTAGTTATGCCAAGTGTAATTCCTGCAACATAATCAATGCTGGTTGATTGAGAGGTGTCCACCGACTTCACTACCGAACTTGGAATAAGGTACTGAGAGCTCTTCACGGACAAAAGTGGAACAGTGATGGGTGCTATATATACTTTGTAAGCAAGAACATAACTCATATCTCCACCAGCCTGAACGATACGTTGTAATAGGGTTTATTCGTCATTGTCACGCTTGTTGAAGCAAGCTCTGCCTGCCAACTGTTAGGCTCAAAAAATACCGGATATTCCTTCGATTCGAAGCAAAAAACAATGTTCGTCGATACGCTAGAAAACCCTTGATAGATACCGCGCAAATTCGCTACTGTTGCTAAGGGATAGCCTAAACTACCCGAGTACACAATCATGTTAAAAGTAACATTCCACATGCGTTTGTACGCTCTATGCAGATACGAACTCGTTCCATCAATAGCCTGAAGCACCTCAGACACATTGTTCATTGTGGTACTTATTGAAGATGCTTTTAAATCTTGATAAAATCCATAACCATGTAAACTACCGCTTAGGTAGATAGGTTGTATTGTATATGTCATATTTTATTTATCCTTGCAGAGCAGGGGTTTAAACCCCTGCTCTGCATTATACCATATTTTAACTAGATGTTGTCGGTGGTCCTGGTTGCGTCCAACCGCCTGGAGGTGGAGGAGTTGGAACAACTGGTGGTTTTTTCTCAAGTGCATAAGTAGGTTTAACTCTCAATGCCCAACCGTCTTCTGTGTTCACACCGAACTTGCCTAAGTCACCTTGAGGTACATCACGAGCTGCTACGTCAGCCATGTCTTGATAGTTTGCGCTGTATTTGTCGGCGTATTCTTTACCCTGACCTTCACCGTACACGACCTCACCGAGCTTAAGCATGCCTTGATACGCTAGTGCATTTGCTTCGTCGGTCCTGCCAGATAACCACAGTAAGTCTGCTTGTCTTTGAGTATTCATAAACGCAGATGTTGCTGCCATTATCGGGACCATTTCTTCCGGAACAATTGATGCGATTTCAACTGCAGCGTCAGCAAACGCTTGAATCATGTCCAGTCTTTGATTATTGAAGTTTCTTAGAGCGTCTTCCATTTGTTGTTGAAACGAGGTTTCAAAATCATCAAGGCTGTAGAGAACTCCCTGAGTTGCGCTACCTGCAACATCCGCTATTTGTTTAAACGACTCAGTAGTGTTTGCTTCGAAAAGACTGCCTGTTCCTAATAATCCCGATAGACTGTTCATAGTCTCAGCTAATCCAATATCAGATTGAGCAAACCCACGAGACATTGTTTGACTTGAACGACTAGCGTTAAGAAAAGCTAAAGGATCTTTTGACTTTGCTGCATCGGCTAGACTTGCAGCGTCATTTGCAATATCTAAAGGTCTAAACTGATTTTGAAACTGTTGATCGCTAATTTGTTGGCCCAATTGTTTTGCAGTTATTTTGTCTCCAAGAGTTTGTTGGAGCCATGTCTGGTTCGCATTTTGACCTGCTATTGTTTTTGATGCATCTGGGCTTAATCGCACAATTGCTGAGTCAATTGCGGCCAATTGCGTTGGGTCGGTCACAGTGCTTCGCATGTTGCGTAGTTTTTCTAAAATTGGCTCTATTTCACTTCTTTTTGCGTCCTGTAAAGCTTGCCTGTTTGGGTCTGTAATAGACGATGCTTCGTATGCGGCGTCTGCTGTTCGTAACGCATCAAAGTTTGCAGATAGCGAAGGATCAATTGCAACAAGGGCGTCCATCGTCGCAGTATCTTTTGCAAGGAAATTTTTTGAATCACCCTGTCCTAGATGTTGAGAATACATGTCTTGCGCCCAATACTGTGATTCAACTGCTGCTTTGTCTGCTGGGTCAATGGCAGCCATGGCGATGCTTCTTGTAGCGTTTGCTCGTGTTACACCTTTAACAAGGTCGGCTTGCATGGTCATTTGTTGCATGGTTCGTGTGTAATTTAAATGAATGCTTTCTAATTGACGCATGCCGTTTCTTGCTATGTCTTCAAGATTACGTTGGTGATTCTTATTCAGATCACGTTCTTGAATTGCATTACTCATTCCTCTTCTTTGAAGTTCGGCATTTGCATTTGTGGCATTTGATACAAACTGCTGCCACTGCGAAGGAGCAATGCCAAGCGCGTTTTCTCGAACGCCTTGCGCGTTTACTGCCATCATGTCTCTTGAGTATGCTATTGTTCCTCGAGGTCCTGATGTGTACGGCATAACCATCGGTCCGCTACCTGAGTAAGGCTGTCCGTTAAGACCGTTCAAACTCGATATTGGATTACCGTTTTCGTCGTTTCCTCTAGGACGCAGTTGCATTCCAATCATGCTGTCATAACTAAACCCTGTCATTTGCTGTGCTAAGTCCAGGCCATACCGTGGGTTCCCTTCGGACATTATATTCATAGTATCCATAAAAGAACGTCCAAGATCTTGTGCAGTGGATCCTGCCAAGTTCATGTACATAGCAAAGTTAGTGAAGCCCGACTTTAGTAATTGAGCTTCGGGTGCATTAGCTAAGGCTATAGCGCGATTTGTACGTCCAATATCCTGCTGCTCTCTAACTGCTGCTCGTTGAGCCTCAGTTACCATCTGCACTGTGTCTTCTGCACCTGCGCGATTACGGGGCATCAACCCGGAACGTTGTGCCATACGCACAGCTCTCGCTTCCGGAGTATTATCCATTACCAGGCCGGCGCTACCAGAACTTCCGTTAGCGTTAACTCCTGTTAAATTAGCTGTAGTTTGTTCCCCTAATCCCATAATTGATTGCCTTGCAAAGGCAGTTAGAGTAGTATCCACACGTTGTTGCCGTCTTTGAAAATTGCGATCCATTGTGCCGTCAAAAAAGTTTTTTGCTTCTTGTTTGTAGTCAGTTGGATTAAGCCCCTGTTGGTAAGTTTGATCAGCTGCTAATCTTATCTCCTCTGCAGTCATATTATTAACTTCTTCAGCAGACATTATTAAATAACGCATAGCTTCAGGTACTTTATTCCACTCAACATCTGTGTATGTAATTTCTTCTATTTTAGCAGCAGCCTTATTAATTTGAGTTTGATATTTTTGACCTTCAGCTAAAGCTCCTGCTTCAAACGCGTCGTCTCTCTTTTTAGTTAAGTCTACGATGTCTGCTCGAAGTGGAGAAGCCTTGGCTTCAGCTAACGCTCGTTTGTCTAACCTGGTTCCATATTTAATGCCACGCTCAACTAATTTCTCATTTTCAATAAGTGCCCCAGTCTGCCCTATAGGCTTTAGTATTTCCTCACGCATTGAATCAAATTTTCTGTATGTGGTCGGATCTACGTCGGCTGTTTTTTTAAACGCAATAGTTTGAGCTTCGTAATCAACATACGACATCATGCTTTTCGATATTGGGTCGTATACCTGACGCTCTAGTATTCTCTTAGTTGCATCACCAGCTGTAGCAAATCGCTCTTGCCCACTTTTCGCAGCTTCTTCGTAATTTGCCAAATAAACTGGTCCTAACGAAGCGATGCTCTCTTCCATAATTAGAGCAGTTGATTTTTTCGGGGTCCCAGTACCTGGAAGAACTGTAGCACCCGCTCCAAACCCAGGGGCAAGTACAATTTCCTTACTTGGCTTATCAGATCGATATTTAGAACCTCCGACATACTGACCGATCTGCTCAGCTTCTAAGTTTGCCTCAGCTGCAAAGCTAGTAAATACGTTCATTTTTGCATTTTGTTGATTTAGCTCACTTTGCATTCTATACAATTCTCTCATTTTTTCAGGAGAACTATCTAACCGATCTGACACATAAGCCCCGCCTGCATATAAACCTACGGCCGCCACGGCAGGAAGTGCTACTGCAGCGGCTATCTCAGCGGCCATCAACCCACCAAGGCCCGCTAATCCAGCTGTACCAAGTGTGGCGTTGGTAGCAAGCGCTGCTCCGCCTAAACCGGCTGCCGATCCTGCGACTGCAGATCCGCCCAAGCCTAATCCATATTTATTCCAAAAATAGGAACTGCGTACTTCTTCCGAAATTTCGGGAGTTCCTCCAAGGTTTAAATCTCTAGCTACTCTGTTTTGTGGGCCTACTCCATTATCAGCAACTACCTTCTCTATGTATCCAAGACTATCTATAGTCTGTTTATCAAGTCCTTGCATAAAAGCGGAAGATGCGTTTCCGGTCGCTATCATCTCGAGCGAGTAGTTTTTACCCTCGCTATTTAGCAGCTGAGCAACTACTCTATTGTTCTCGTCAATGTTTTTTAAAGTCCCTACCAGTGTAATTTCCGGTCCTTCTCCGGATTTATATTCCCCACCAATCATGGCTCGGTCCATTCCTACTATATCAGCACCGCCAACACGAGCTGCAAACTCATCTTGAGTTCCTTTTTCCTGTGCGTCTATAACACCCGTTCTCACCCTGACCAAATCTTCACGTCCTGGTATTTCTATATCATACGTATCAGCGTCAACTTGCTTTCTTATTCTCCCCTTAGTCATAAGAGGTTTGTCTTTTACAGGCTCGTCATTAAAGTTAATATAGCCCAAGCCCAGAACGCTGAGATCTGTTGCACCTTGATCCGCTACAAGCAAACCAGCTTCGGCTTTTTTGTAAGCCTCTGCATACGCCGCGGGGTCAGCATTCACTTGCCTAGTTTTTAAAGACTCGCGCTGATTTAAAAATTCAGGACTTGAGTTGTAGTCACCAGGATTATTTCGCATAGCTCGCATAATTGCCTGAGTTGCATTCATTCCCTGTGCTTGACCAAGCAGTGCCTCAAACTGAATGTTTGCTCGTTCCTGGGGCTTCATATTACCGAGAAGTCGATAACCGGGAACTGACACAGACGCGCCGGTAGCGCTATTATATCTTCCCGCCTGGCCGGCCATTCTTCCGTTCGCTGTTGCTAAAATTGTATCCATTTGAGAAGTAAATGTGCTTAAGCTGCCACCTATGTTAACGCTATCTAACCCAGTTTCTGGATCACTTAGTACGTCGTCTCCATACGAAGTAATAGTTTCTTTAAGTACGGTATTAAGTGAACGCTCTTTTACGTTCTTACCAAAGTACGACTGCTCTCCAATTAAAGATTCAAGCGCCGGAGTGATAAAGTCGACTATCGCCGTAGTTGAGCTAATTTGCACACTTTCCAGATTACCGATCATCTTGTCGTATTTAGTCGCCATAGAGTTTGCTTGCTCATCAATAAGTCTATCAGTAACGCCCATACTTGAAAGAAGCTGATCAAGACTATCAAGCATTTGTGTTGCATCGCCGGTATTAATTTTAGAAAGCGCGGATCGATTAATTTCAAATCGACGTGAGAGAGACGAAACGTTACCAGATAGAAATTCTTTGATTGCTATGCCAGCACCTTCCATACCTTGAGCTGGGTCAAACGCGGCTAATTTTCTAGCTACTTTTACAGACTTTCCAATATCTACACCGTACGCGTTTGACAAAGGAATAAAGCTAGTAACTTGACCTAGATTTGAAGTTAATGAGCCGCCGAATTGCTTTCTCTGCATATCAGCCGCATTTAATGCGGCTGTATAATTCTCTGGATCAAGTGCTAACCCTCTTGCAGTCGTCATTACCCTGTTAGATCCTGTAGCACTACTCGCAAACTGCTGAATCATTCCTCCGGCCATTTGCGGTATGTTTGCTAGACTAGTAACAGTATCAACTGCCGCTTGAACTACACTCTGCGTGTCTCTAATTTTTGACGCGGCATAGAATAACTTATCGCCCATCGGTGCAGATCTTTTTGTCTGTTCGACTCTGCCGGACATTCGTGCTATACCTGTCATATCTTCGGCAGTAATATTAATACCTTGTTTTTGTAATCGTTCAACTGTGTCTCGCTGCTCTTGTACAGTTGCTTGCGCCATGTCAACACGTTTTCCTGTTGCTGTATATGCTCTTATTCTTCCTCGGTGCATAAGGGCGTCTAGTCCTTCCTTACCGAAAGTGTCTCTTATGTATCCCTCTTGTATCTGCCTCATTTCTCTTTCACGTCTGCCGCCGGCAAAAAATCCAGGTCTACTTGCTGCTGCTTGCATTTGTTCTTCGACAAGCGAAACTTTCTTTCGATTGTCCGTTTCAATTACACCTGCAGTTCCCCGCTGTTCTTTTCCAGCCGCACTTGTTTCGTCAATAGCAGTTTGAACAACCGCCAAAGCTGCTGCTGCTTGAGGAGAGGTAGCTGCTATAGGAGTAAGCGCCGCTTTCAGCTTCTCTAATCCAGAAACTACAGTAAATAAGTCGTCAGCGACGTCTGTAATTGTACCGCCAACTTTTCCACTAAAATCTGTTAAACTTTTAGCTGCATCATCATAAGCTGACTGTACTTCGGGACTTGTTGCTGCAATCGCTGCAATATCGGCGGCCATTCCCGGAGCTTGTATTCCCGAACTGTTAATCATTGTCGTTGCAGTACTGCGCGTAAGGTCTGTTAAAAATTTACGAGAATCGGCCGTTGTTCCGCCCGCAATACCCATAGACCCCGCTGATTGATCGAATGAGTTTCGCGCTAACTGTAGAAATACCTGCTCGTCTTCTTTCGCTTTTCTTGAGTAGTATTTACTTGCTGATGTTCCCGTACCAGTTCCGGATGTAGTACCGTACGGACTGTTTACATTGCGTGTACCACTTGCCGATCCAACGCGTTGTTCTATAGCGTTTAATTCGGTCAGTGCATTAATGAGCTCCTCAACCGCGGCTATTTCTGCTTTTAATCTTTCAATCTCTGTATCTCTTCCGCTTGTACCTTCAGGCAGTGCCTCTTGTGTAGCCAATTCGGTTGAGAGATTATTGAGATTATACTGGGCCATTTCATTGTAAGAGACTAGTGCTTCTTCAGGACCCATTGGCAAAGCCGAAAGCGCCGCAAGCTGCGTCGGATTTAATACCTTCGCCGCTTTAGGTTTAATAACTTCGTTAATAGCCCGCTCGCTTGCATTTACAAGACTCTGACGCAGCGCGTCACGTGCTGCTGAATCGGTCTCATCTCTCAGTCTTGCGGATACCTCATTTTTTGTAGATTCCAGAACATTAAAAGAAGCCTGGTCCGCAAACGAAACTTTTCTATATTTGTTAGCTCCTGCACGCGGATCTGCAGTTGGTTTTGGTCCGTAAGGACTTTCAGCATTACGTGTTGCACCAGCTGCACCAACTCGTTGCTCAGCCTGATTAAGCTCGGTCAAAGCGTCTATAAGCTCGTGGACTTGCTGTATTTCTCTTTTAGTTCTCTCGATTGCTTCTTCACGACCCGGAGCATCTTCTCGCTCGCTCTCGATCATAAACAATCTACCGTTTAATTCGCTAAGTTTGCTCTGCGCCGCCTGACTATAGTTAACTAATGAGTCTTCTGGAGATGTTGATAAGGCGTCGACAGTATTTACAAAACCATAGCCAAGTAGCTTTGTTGCTTTCGGTTTAATAATATCTGCAATTGCTTTTTTGCTCGCACCGGTTAGTGTTTCTTTTAATCTTGCCCTGGCTTCTGGATCTTGCTCAGTTCTCAGCTGCTCGCTTATTGAATTTTTTGTAGCGTCGAGTACGGCTAATGAAGCACGATCTTCTGGAGACAACTTTCGATAACCGCTATTATTCGTAGGATATGCTGGTTTTTTTACTTCAGTAGGATCAACAATTGCTCTAGTTGAAGTTGCACTACCTACACGCTGCTCTGCTTGATTAAGTTCTGTAAGCGCATTGATAAGTTCCTCAACTAACGATATTTGCTTTTGTATTCGCTGAATTTCTTCATCTCTTCCGTCAGTTCCTTCTGGAATTGCCTGTTGAGCTTCAAGTTGTGTAGTGAGGTCTTGATGTGCCTGTGCCACCGCGTCATTGTAATATGTCAACGATTCTTTAGAATCTGTTGTTTCATCCCCGTAGTAAAAACGTTCGTTGACGTAAGGTTCCATACCTTCGCTATCAATTGCTTTTACCTTAGGCTCAATAATGGCGCGAATTGCTTGCCTGCTGACCTCATTGAGGTTACCGCGCAACCGTTCTCGTGTTGCTGGGTCAGTTTCTGTTTGAAGTTGCCCAGCTATCTGGTTTTTTGCTGCGTCAAGTTGATTTAATATAGATCTGTCAGCAACTGACACCCGTCGATAGCCACCGCCACCACCGCCCGTACCTACACTAGTGACATCGCCGTTTACGTTCATACCATCTTTATTTGATATGTACACTAACGATTTTTGCATTTTCTCTGCAGCGCCTGCACTGAAGTTGGCATCTATAGTAACGTTACCACCATGAATGTTTATCTCTACCGCACCGGCATGCAACGTGTCGATAGTAGCCGAAGCTATTGTAGTAATACCGCCGCCAGGACCACCACGCTCGCCAGAGTCCGCGTCGTCTGAGAAAGTAACTGGTGGTTCTCTTGGGGGTTCTTTTGAGCCGCCGTCCGAAGTACTTGCAGTTACCGATGGTGCAGATCCGGGAGTTTTCACTTTTGTCGGTCTTTCAGTTGCTAATGATATATCTTCAATTGCATCGCCCACTGTTTCTTTACTTATGGCAGGACCAACTGTAACAGGCGACAAATCTGCAGTTGCAACTACATCCTCAATTGTTTTACCTTTAATGTCAGCAACACGTGCATCTTTTGCGCGAAAGTCACGAAACGACATACCTCCGCCTACTTTTTCTTCCAGCAGTCTTTTCATTCCGCCAAAATCTCCACCTACTGCGGCATCTGCATTGGGTTCTAAGTATTCTGTATTTATTTTTTTAACAAACTCTCCTAATTCCTCAGGGTTAAGTTCTTCTATTTTTTTCCCTTTGAGATCTCCTGCAAACATACTGTTCATTCGATCGAATAAACTAGATTTCTCAGATGCACTCATATCGTACCAGTCTTGTTCAGCAGCGACTGTTCTATCGGCGTCCCTCAATATTGTTTTATCGCCGCGTCTTGCGATACGACGTGTAAATTCCTGCATGTCTGCCAATGGTCGGTAGAAAGAATGCGCGGCCGCCACTCGACTAGTCGCTTTCTTTCGTTCTTCCGCATCCGCAATGTCTTCTAACTTAGGCGTAGCAACAAGCTGACCAACAGTAGAATCCACTGCAATTCCGTGTTTTGCTAAGTATGCTTCTGTTACTTTTGCACGTTCCTCTGGATCTGAAACTTGCGGAAATATTCTTTGCACTGCTCGCGTGTCGACTGCAGCATCGTGAGCGTCAACTAACGGATCTCCAGTAACTGCTTCGTATGTTGCACCCAACGTATGTGATCCGGGATACATATCACGGCTCATCAACAAAGTGTCTTCTGTCTTTGCCTTTACTGCATCCGGAACGGCCATGGTACCGCCGTACACTGTTGGTAAGTCAAATTTTTGAATATTATGCCCTGCTACAGTAGTAGCACCTTCTATCTGCAGTTGTAAATTTTTACGTATTTGACCTTGAGACATTATCTGACGACCTGACATTGCGGTATCAACTAACTTGTCGATGACTCCAGAACTAACGTCATTACCGCTTGCTCTACCCTCAACTAACGGAAGTTTGCCCTCTCGTTTAAGAGCTAACGCTCTAATTAGTTTTCTCTTCTCGTCATCGGGAATTGTGGGATCCGCTGCTATTCTGTTTATTTCTTCAGCACTCGAATCTAACGGAACTGCGTACATATCGGTAACCGCCCCGTCGTTAACACCCGTAGCCGCTTGAAAGATTAGTCGATCTTCCGGTTTTTTTGCAATATTTGTTTCTAAGTCAAAAAACAATCGCTTTGCCTCAGCAGCTGTCGAGGTCGTTGGTTCGTCCGGTTCAGGAACAACTATACGTTCCCTTGCTCCTTTAATTGCCCCTAACAATCCCTTTGCTTCATCATATTCTGTTGTACCCGATCTAAATTTAAGAACAGATTCGATATCTTGGTCAGCCAGCATCGCCATAATAGGCTGCAAGGCCGGATCTCTAGAAAGTATGTCCATTTGCACTGGATTTGTTAAATCCGCATCTTTTAGTTTTGCCAATTGTATTGGTTTTAAACTAGCCATTGCTTGTGATATTGCCGAAACACGGGCACTCTGCACGTCATCTTTTGCCCAATCGGGAGGAGTTAAACCGGCAACTACGTTTGCAATTTGCATCACGCCTTTGTTGTCCCCGAAATTAGTCGTCAACCGCTTCATTGCATAATTGTGTAATTTTTTTCTTGCTTCGCTTAATTGTCTTTTTTGTTCGGCTGTGAGGTCGGTTCTGCCAGCTAAAGCCCTTACCTGTGCTCGAGCATACTTTAACTGATTCTCAGTGTAAGGTTGTTCAACGTCTGCAACTACATCAGCCGGGGCTCTTCTAGGTCTTCTCGGTGCTCTATCAGTAGAGCCTTTAATTTCAGGTATTCCCCCTTCAAAGCTTGAAATAGTTTTGTCCAATGCTACCGCTGTTTCTGCAGATCCAGCTGGAGCGCTATCTACTTCGGCTCTTGCGGAAGATGCTAAGAGCTCGTCCATTACCTCGCGCGCACTAAACGCAGGCTCTACTCCAAATTCTGTTTCATACGCTCTGACTGCTGCACGAGACGATCTGAATAAACGAGCGGCGAGTTGTAGAGGAGAAGCTGAAGATTCGGCTGCCGCAACTGCGGGAGCTGTCAAAGCAGCACGAGATGCGTCATGCTGAATTACTAAATTTTCTTGTTTTTGAATTTCATCGACAATTGTTTTAAGTTCCGGATGAGTTTTCAAAAGTTCGTCTTTGCGATCTCCACTTGGAGTCCTATAGTATTCTTTTATTGCCGCAGATATCGGTCCCTCTGTGTTATACAACCTGCTGGCATAGTTCTGTGCTTCTCTTGATTTTCTTTTCAATTCATCATCGATTGCTTGATCTTCTGGCGATAATGTAGCTCGAGGCATTTTGACAGCAGCGAGATCGGCATCGGACATTTTACTGATTTCGTCCATTAACTCGGCGGTTGGCTTGACTGCTTCTGCTTGATCTACGATATCTCTAACATTCAAATTAGAAACAAATCCTGATTCACCAGTGTCATCAACAGTCATTTTTGTCCGCACTAGCGGACGCAAAGAAGTTCGGTCAATTACCTGCTTATCTTCGTAACTTACCGGAATGCCTGTATTGTCAACAACAAAACGAATGTCGCTATCTTCCGTGTCTAAACCCTGGGCCTGTCTTTGCATTAACTCTATAACCTGTTGTGATTGTGCTACAGCTTGTTCGGCTTCTGCTATTTTTGCATCTACGTCTGCTTTTCTTTTTTGAATTTCTTCAGTAGGTACTTTGATGTCGGCGCTAACTTTTACGGTTTCATCTGCGACTCTTTTTGATTCTTCAGTAACTGCTGTAACATCCACACTTGGTGTTGAAGCTGCGGCTGCTTCTTGTTTGAGCGCTTCTGATCTTGCTTTTAAAGCTTCTAATTGCTGTTTTTGTTGTTCTAGTTGACTTTGAAGTTCTTGTGCTCTACGCTCAGTCTCGCTGTATTTTGCTTCTTCTCTAAGTGTTGGTTCTACCTGCAACGATAAAGATTCGCTACCTAGGTGTTTTGCAGTGTTGGGAATAACTGGGTCAAGAACAAGTGCAGTAGCCGCAGCATTAAACAAGTTTAAATGAACCGGTGTGTTAGGATTGTGCTCGGCTCTGTATCTTATTGCGTCGTAACCCATGGCTACGGCTAACTCATCCGGTTTCGGTGCAGCAACAAACTCTTCGTGAAGGGCTTGAAGACGAGTCTGTACCTCTTCAGGAACATCTGTTCTTCTACTTACTGGGTAGCTTTTGACGCCGAGGTTAATGTTACTGCTTCCGCCACCATATGGTAACATTAGCATGTCAGCTTCATTTAATATGTCAGATTGCAATCTTGCAGTGGGATCTACTTTTTCTCTGTACAACTCCTCCATAACATCTTCTACACCGCCACGCATAGCCGAAGCTGTGTCTTTGGGCAAGGGAGTCAATCCTAGGGCTATTCGCCGTTCGTCAACACGTTGCTGAGCTTTTTGAATCATTTCTGAATCAGCATCTAAAAGAGAGGCCGTTGACAGTAAAGCGGATACATTCACACTAGATCTTATTTCCCCTTCTACGCTTTTCGATCTGTATCCGTGCGCGACTTCTCTACTTGTATCTGGTGATTGTTCCTCATCAGTTTCACTGCCTGTTCTGGTTGACGTGTGATAAAGACCCTCGCCATAGCGGCTTCCGCCACCCATAGCCATCGGAAACTCTGACGGAAACACAGCCAGTGGGTCTCCTTCCCTTTCAACGGCTTCGTAGGCTAGCGGAGTTTCGCCTTGTTTCGCTGCCACTTGATCTTCGTCTTCCCCACGATAAATGAGTATAGGCTGACCGTCTTTATCGAGCAGTAGTTGATCTTTGTTTGCTAGTAGCCCCGCCAAAGTAGGTACTGTAATAGCAGGACCAGTCATCCCTTGTGTTCTTCTAGCAGATTCAAATCCAATCGTCTCTCGCAGAGTATTTTTGTTTCCGGCTAAACCCACATCAAGAATTTCTTCAGGAAGTTTATGTAATTCTTCATTTCTGCCTACCCTCAACTCGTCAACAGACAGTACAGGTCGATCCGCAGAAGGTGCTCGATCTTCCAGAATCATACGAGCGATCTCGGTTGAAGCAGCATTTAGCACACTGGTAGTTACAGATTCAGATGAATCTGTAGGAGACACGGTTACTCCTAAATCTTGAAGAATTGCCTTATCTTCTTCAGCTAGCTTGTCTATTTCCTCGATTTTTTGAAGTCTTGCAGCAACATCTTCATTTTTTGCACGTATTCCTTGGTTAACTCTTCGCGCACGCTGTATATCCCACGATGGCTGGTGCATTTCGGGAGGATTGGACTCATCCTCAATTGCAAAATCCTCAAGCATCGCCCGCTTAAGTTTTAAACGATCTCTTTTTTTACTTTCTTCTGATTTTTCCTTAGAAGCTGGATCAGACGCAAGTAAATTGGCGCGCTCTATCAGCGCTTGAGCTGCTTCAGGGTTTTCGGCTGCGTTGTTGAGTATAGCCGTAAGATCTTCCGGATTCCAAGAATCTCTATCTTTTTCGTCTTCCGGTGCCATAGATATGGCAGCACCTATAATATTTCCAAAGTCTAACCCAACGAATGGTGAATCTGTTGAAATTTCGCCATTTTCCATGTCCAGACCAAGTCTAGCAAACGCATCTAGAAGCGGCGGCATTCCGCTTTCTTGAGTGCCTTCTTTAATACCGCGATTTGCTCTTTTTTTGAGCGGTTCAAAACTCTCTATTTCTGCTTGTCTTTTTTCTTCTTCGGGTTTTAGTAAACTATCTAATTTTTCTATTTCAGAGTCTAATTGTGCTATGTATTCTTCTGAGGGCACGCTATCAAAAAGTTCTTCTACAAGTTCGTCAAAAACAGATTCTTGTTCTGCTCGGGACCCAGGTGCCTCATATGAGTATGCAAAGTTTGGCCGCTGGTATTCTTGTATAGTTACAGGGCCGGTAACAGATTGCTTCTCAATTTGTCTTTTTTTAGATCTTATTGTAACTTCTTGAAGTGTTTTTAGTTTTTCAGTACGTTGTATTTCCTGCTCAAGCGCTGCTACTTTTTCCTCCCCTGCAGCTATTTCCTGATCTACTATTGTTTGTGCATCTTCTCCGGTTATTGCTGCTTTTTTCTTTGCTTCTAGCTCAGTCAACTCAGCAGTCAATTCGATCATTTTTTGCGTTTGTTCGTTGCTAATTGGAGTTTCTTCTTGATCGTTTGTAATTTCCCCTGACGCTACCATTGCCTGCAGTGCTACTAAAGCTTCTCGACCAGCAGCCACGTCTCTTTGAGTACTCATTCTACTAGCGTCTATCTGACCAATTGCAGCGGAAAGCGGCAGTATTTGAACTCCTTGAGTTTCAAAATGAGTTGCCGCAGGTGATACGCTTTGAACTCTACGCATGTAAAACGCATCAGTTGTTGTTGGAGAAATTGCAACAGGCACGTCAGCTTTAGGGTCGAACACCACTCCGAGTTCTTCTTGCGCCTCTCTTTCAGCGGCTTGCCATTGTGTTTGACCAGGATCAACAGTACCCATTACCGGAATGGCTACTCCTCTCCCTTTGTACGATTTTGTAGACTGCCCGACAACAACCATTGGCTCGGATTGACCTGGTACAAAGAAATAAGGTACTGCTCCTGCAGAAGCTCGATTACTTGCAGAAGTATCGGGTACATTATCTGGTGTAATTGCCGAAACCTCCGGCATTACCTCAGGACCGACAGAAAGACCTAAAGTTTCGGCTACTGCAGCGTTTACAACTCTTGATGCATCACTGCCAGGAACTTCTGGAGAAATATCAATTCTACCCGTTTTTGCAAATCTTTCACTTATCTGCTCTGGATAATCTGCGGTCAGCGGTAAAGTGCTGCGTCTTGACATGTACGTAAGCTCACCGTGTGATACATCTGGGTGAACATACGTTCGTCCTGCTACTTGACCTTGGCCCGTTACTCCTCTTTCTGCTGCTTCTCTTGCAAGTTTAGTTGCGGGAGATTCTAATGCTGCTATCTCTCCTTGTACTCTTGCTATTTCTTCGTCTATTGTTTCTGGTGTTGAAATTACTGATACTGGAGTTTCTGGTGTTGCAGTTTCCGATGCGGTAGTCAATATTCCCCGTTTTACAAGTTCTCCCTCAATTGCCTGAATATTAGCTTCTGTAACTACTTTAGCTTTTCTTGCACTTATTGGCCGAGTTTGCTCAGCTGCTTCATACTCTTTTTGAGCTCGATGCGCCTCGTCTCTTGCTTTGAAAACTTTTTGCATTTCCGGTGTTTGTTGCAATCTTTGTAACGTGGCTTTATTTTCTTCAGCTTCCTCGTAACTTAGGGAATTTCTTTTTAAGCGTGCCTGTAATGCTGCATCGTATTCATCGACAATATCTTTATGTGTTAGTTCAATCAGATTTAAAAGCGATTTTTTTCGCTCAAATTTATCTTTAGCTCTTTCTATATCTTCTTGACGTTCTTTTTCTAATCTTTCATCTATGTCTGGCTCGTCAGTCATCGCTTGCTTTATCTGACTTAGTTTACGTTTTTCTTGTGCTAAAGACGCCTCTAAATGCTCGGTAGATTGAGTTTCGCTAAATGATTCTTTAACAAGTCCGCCAGTCTTTACTACAGGACCTATTTGCTCGCTTCCCGTAATACCTATAAAACTTCGGTCGTCTTGCAAAGTACCCAACTCCCCCTCGTCAAGAAGCAGTCTTTCACCTAAGCCAACAAAACCTTCGGTATCGACCTCTGGATCTAGTTTACTAAATTGTCCGCTATGACTGTATGCATCGGACGCTAAGAAAACACGTGCCGGAGTTTTTGATTCAACTGCCAAAACCCTGCCTTCATGCATAATTCCGCTTTCAGTAGCCCCAATTGCCGCAGTCGAAGGTCCTGTATATCCACCTTTATCTTCGCCCAGCGTTTCTTTAGAAATACCTAGGTCAGCTGATTCTATTAAAGCGTCTCCGGCAGTAACAAATTCATGCTTGTAGCCTTCTGAACTTCTTGTTCTGCGGTAAGCCGCGAACGTAGCACCAGCAATTTGTCCGGAATCTTTTTTATCTTGCCTACTATGTAAATATTTTATAAGTTCGCCAACAGTTGGGCTTGTTCCGGCTTCTTCAAATGGTTTTAAAAATTCTATAAATTGGTTTCTTGATTCATCCGTTTTCTGCAAACCTGCGCGGTTTAACATAAGTCTAGCAGTCGAATCTTTGTCATCTGCTGCAAAAAGTTGTAAAAGGTCGTTTACTTCGGTTTGTGCTGATCTATTATTGACTCTTGCTAGAATTGATTCGGTTGTAAACGGCTCGTCTGCGGGTAAATTAGCAGCTTCCTGTACCAGCATTTCTGCTAAATGTGTAGAAAACCAAGCTTTACTGACTCCATCAGCCACTGCTGCAGTAAGTGTACCTGTTTCCGCATTTTGACGGATGGCTAGTCTATCTTGATTTCCTTTTGCTTCTTGTTCTTCCTTAGAAGCTAAAAACGCGACAAAGGCCGGAGATTCTATAAGTTGATCTTCTCCAGTAGTCGAGTGTACAAAAACTGACTCATCCTCGGCTGTAACATCTTCGGTAATATTTTTTCTTTCTGTAAGATTTATTCTAGGGATTTTTAAAGGTACGGCGTTTTCGTCTATTGCTATTTCTTCATCTATTGTATCAGCATAAGATAAAACATCAATCGCTTTTTCTGAACCCGCACCTTCTGACCTCATGTCACTAATGTCTTTTTTAACTGCTGCAATTTCCCCGTCAACGTCTGATTCTTTAATTACAGCTTCAACTGCCTTAGCGGGACCATCTCCAGGTAATTCTGCTTCTAACGCTGCTCGTTCTTCTCTTAGTTTTTGCAGATTATCTAGCTTAGCTTTATGAGCCATCAAGTTAGTAAGGCGTTGCTCTTGAGTACCAGTTCCGTATCCTTGAGATTCGTCAATCTGGTATCGGCCAGTTTGATTAAAAATTTCCTGCATGATGCCTAAATCGTAAATTGCACCACTTCTCGTCGCGGGGTCAATATTGTCCATTTGGGCAATTGTGGAAAGATATTCAAATTTTTGAGAAATAGGATCTGGTTCCGATGCTTTGTAAGTAGCAAGTTTTTGCTTAAGGATCTTTAGTTGATTGTTTTTTTGATCTATAACCGGAAGTATTTTATCTGCTTCGTGAGGTGCTAAAGCTATTCTGCTTCGCATTTCTTCTATTTCTGCAGTTAATTGCTCAAACTCACGCATTGCTTCTTGAATTTTTATTTCATTTTCTACGTTGCGGCCATACGCACCACCGACAACTTGACCAGACTCTTGGTTTGCAACTTCTGCACCCTTGCCCAACAAGCTGTAAGACGCTCCTTGATCAGGAACGGCTGCAGCTACATCCGGACCCGTACCAACTAGTCGGTCCTGTCTTCCTAAAACTCGGGCTGCAAACTGAGGCATACCTTCGCCTGACTGCACGTTGTCAGTTAATAAATTGCTGAACAACGAAAGCGATCGGTTAACCGCTGCAGATACATCGGTTGTGTTTATGTTAGCAGGATCAAACATCGCTAAAGCGCGAAATTCATCTTGAAACCCTGCTGGAGCAACCCCGGCTGTTTCGTAATCCGAAATCATTTGAGTGACTTCATCAACTCCCATGCCGGCAGCGCCACCTCGTCGCCTAATTGAAGCAACTATTTGATTTTTTATTGCTGGGGCTGCCAAAGTCAACACGCGTTTAATTAATTCTTTGGGATCCATCGACGTGTCTAACTCAGCAAGTTGCTTAAGTGATTCAGAATCTATCGCTTGCAGATGCGGAAGTTTAGCTTGCACCTCTTGAAATAGACTCTGCTCTTCTGCGTCAAGGTCGGTTGAAGTTGCTAACTTAGCATACTCAATTAAGGGAATACCGCCAGAGCCGTAACTACCCATTTCTGCGGATGCTTGAACAATTGATTGCAAACCTTTCTTTGTTCTGTAGCCACCACCAAGCGATTGATCAAGCTCTTCTCCCTCAAGCATTTTACCGCTGGCGTCTGTCGCACGTGCTGCATGATACATACCAGTAATGACATTACCCGCAGAAGCAGACTGTCGAGATAAACCAAAAGCATCACTTATAATTTCGATAAACTCTCGATTTTGCTGACCTGACGATACTGTGCCGGCTGAGTCTAACTGCTGCGTAATTGGCGTAGTTTGATAGCGGTCTAGTGCCATAGACTGACCGGACGTCATATACTCTACTAACGACTGTACGGGACTAGTTCCATAAGAGGGCCTTGCTGGAATTGTGAGTCCCGATTGTGCAAGTCCCGCAGAAACTTCCTGAGCCTTGCTCATAATCGGCGCTACCGCATCAGGTGTTGCAGGAATGGATCCAATAGACTGTTTAAATAAAACAGTTAGTGCTTGATCTCGCGTTAACGCCGGAGCTGTGTTACTGCCCGGAAGTGCTATCTGTCCACGTCTTTGCGCTAACTTTTTTTCCTCTTCTGGATTTTCAGATTCAGCCAGAATCTCATCCAGTAACTGTATCTCTTTGCCAAGCTTTGCCGACTCAGTTCTGTAGCGATTAGCCATTGCTGGAGCCGCAGTTACCATACTGAGATCCGCCTGATCTCTCTGATAAACAAGTCTTTCGCGCAAACGTTTTGCGTGAGTTACTGCCAACGTAACTTCCTGTTCTTGTTCCGGAGCAACTGTCTGCTCTACAAAACGACTAGCGGACTGATCTGAAACAGCCCCTGTCGAAGTATATTGATTTATTAAATCGCCCGCAAACAAAGCAACAAACTTTCGTACTGGATCTCCAGTAACTATCGCCCCTCTAGGTCCCCGAGTTCCAGCCATTCTACCAAAAGCTGTTGTGTGTTCTGACAAAATTGAACTAGATTGAATCGCCTCCACAACCATTTTTGCAAGAGATTCAGGCAAGTCTACAGTCTGCCCTGCGATCGAAGCGGGCCTTATGTTTCCTTCTTCTATGTCCTGCATAACGGTTGAAAAGAGCGCGTCAACCGCCTTTTGTACTTCGGCGTCCATGCCCCCACCGAAAACGGCGCTTGAGCTTCCGGCTACTACTTGGGAACCGGCACGAACGTCTACGCCTTGCGCTTCCGAACTGTAACGACGCGTAGGATTTAGTGAAGCTTTAAGTGATTGAATATACTTTGAAATGTTAGCACCAATTCTGGTTACCTGTCCCGGAAATACTCGGCTACTCCGTAAAGCGTCTACTACTTGAGGACTACCGTCTTCTCCGGCATTTTGTATGCTAAAGTCAGTTCCCAAAAATAACGCAGAAGAATCTACTTCTTCTGCAGTACCTGGATCGACTGTTCGGCTTCTTGGTATTACCGGTCGAGTCGTTGCTTCTGCAACTACCGTTTTCAATCTTTTCAGCAACTGATCAAAAGCCGCCGGACGTAAAAACTCAAAACCTTCAGTACTTAAAGCTGTTTCTCCTACTCTTCCTGCTGCACCATTCTCAAGTCTAGTTACCAACATTTCAACGGCTCTGGTTAGAGCGGACTCAATTTCAGAACTGCTAGCTACTGGAGACATTGCCGCATTAAGTATAGGGTCGTCTAATTTTACTGCCCGCAATGCTTCAATAATTGGGGCAATAATTGATTCTTGTGCCGTTTGTCGCTGTGTGTTGCTTACTGTGCCAGAAGATTGATTTATCTTTTTGAATGCTTGCTTAATTTGCTGATTTATTCTATTTTTGTCCGCAGGAACAGTTGCCTCTTCTCGGTCTTTTACAAGTTTTTGAAGTTCGGCGACAATCGGGGCAATTTCCGGACGAGTTTCGGCTGGATTTTCGTGACGCAGTTGAGTATTCACATATTTAACAATTGCCGAAACGGAGGCGTTTTCGGGAGGCCTTGCTCCGCCCGATTGAGCTACGCTGACTCGTCCTCCTCGATTCGGTGTAACAGCATAACTTGTAGCGGAACGAGTATCCGGTGTAGTAAGTGCCCATTTCATGTCTGCGTACTCAGGATCCGCAACTGGTGAACTTGATTGAGAGCTTCTTACCGAAGTTCTCATCTTAGCTTGTGTTCTTCTAACCATATCCCTAAGAGTATCTTCTCGTTCATCTATTTGCTGATCTAGTTGTGCGAGCAAAAGTTCAAAGTTAATGCTTCTGTCTGTATGTCTTTTTACAACCGCTGGCCTGTTCTCACCACGAATCTCCTGTACTCTTGCTCTTCTCTCTTCGTCTAGTTTGTCTTGTACTTCCTTACGCCTACGTGCTGCATCCGAAACTACAGGTGTTGAACGAACACCGCCCGAGACAGGACTTTCGTCAGCTGATGATTTTACTGAAAGTGAGCTTACAACTTTAATCTCATTTTCTAACTCGTTGATAACTTTGCTAGCTATTTTAGCATCTGCTGTAATTTCTTTTAAATATCCGGCTAAACCACCTTCGTGTGCGTTTGCTTTGCTTTGTATAACCTTCTCAAAAACAATAGCGGCTTCCTCACTAGTACTTTTTAAAAGCGTTAGTGTTTCAATTAACTCTACTAATTGTTGTATTTTAACTGACATTTAGCACCACCTACATAAATAATTTGAACGTCTCCGCCTCCTCCTTCAAGTCTTTTTCTTCCTGTTTCTTTATTTGTTGAAGTTTGCGGCGGACGCTAGCTTCTAAAGATTTTTGTTTAATGGCAATAATAGCAGCCATGTCACCGTAACTTAGCTTACCAAGTTTCTTAGCGTTGAGTGCTGTGTACTGCGTCGAATTGAGAAAGTGATCAATCCACATTGCGAGCTCGTCTTTTGTTGACGTGGCTGTCGCAAGCAGTTGACCCGCCGCGTTATTCTTGGACGGGCTCCTGTACAGTGGCGTCCTTTTCAAGTGTCTCGAGGTATTTTTCGAAAGCATCTTTTGATATTTTTCCAAGAGTCCAAATATTTTCCGCGAGTTCACGTACTACCTCCCCATTCGCGTCAAGCAACTTCTTGGCCTGCGCTGAGTTCATTTTTGGTCTGATTAGCCCTTCGACAATAGTATTAATAGTGAATTCGGAGTTGTCCATTTCTCCATTTTTCTGCGACAGTTGATTAATCTTTTCCATCTGTGCGAAGCTTAGTGCGCGAATGCGTAATCTTTTTTTCAGCCCCTTAATAGTCAAGTCAACCTCTAACATCGAATCATCCGTCAATAAATCATCTACGTTATCGTAGTATTCTCCGGATCCGAATGCGTAATCTAACATCTTGTTTTCTCCTTAAATTTAAAAAAAAGTGACCCCCTCTAATAGTAATCTATCAGAGGGGGTGCATTAACTACTTAATACTAAGCAGGGTAATCGCCGTTGACTGCCGTGGTGACCGAGAAACCGCCGTTGTCCATGAAGTCAAACGAAACAGTAACCTGGTCGTTTGCAGCATTGGTCAACTGGTAACCGGTGATGATTGCCGAAGGAATGGTCATGGTGTAGCCACCCTTGGAAACCAACGAAACACCGATGTATTCACCGGAGTTCGAGATGTTGATCAAGCGGGTGTGCGTGTCCTGTTGTGCGATTGGCAACGTGACTTGGAATGAACCATTGACACGCTTCGTGGTGGTGAAGGTGTACATCTTGCCGTTGTCGTTCAAGAAAGGACCAGCATCGACCTGCTGGGTCTGGAGGCTGGCCTGCCACTGCGATACAAACTTAACATTGTCGTAACCAGTGTCAGCTGCGTTACGAATCTTCAAATACCCTTCAATACCTTTTACGATACTCATTAACGTAATTCTCCTAAATTAAATTTGATTGGGTGCGGTTATAAATCCGGCTTACTTTTAATAAGCCGAACAGAAGAGCGGAGAAAATAAGCGTGCTACATCCTCCGCGACTTTTTAATATAAAGCCAAGAACTGATACTTACCTCGGGGTTATAAAAGTTTCAACACCAATAGCCGATGTATAAATAGCTGTGCTATTTAATCGCTCTACCGGATAAGAGTACACTTTATACGGGTAAAACTGAACGTCGTACGGTATCGAAATATTTGCAATACCTGAAACAACGAAAGGAACAGTGAAGTTGTTGGCCAGTTGAGCAAGGGAGTCTGATGCTCCGGCTAATGTACTGTCGACGGAACGCATCGTTATAATGCCTTTCCAGGCAGACATGTTAAGCATGCTGTAACTGTAACCAAGACTGCTATCACTTTGATATATTAAATAGGGATAGGGCGCTTCTGGCGGAGCAGCATTGAAAAATACGCGACCGCTGTACTGTCCAGATATCTGCACTAATGCCCTGGATACTATGCGCCAAATGTTTGGGTAGAGTGCGTTTATAATCATGCGGTACCTTTACCAGATAATACACTATCTATTAATGTAGTTATATATTTGTCAATTTCCGGATCTAGCTCTTTCATAAACTTGTCAAAATACAATGTTTGTACGCGATCTACTAACTCAGAAAGCATGTCTTCTATCTCAGGCATCGACGCGTCTCTTACTGCGCTATCTACGGCTTTTTCGACAATAACGTCTAGGCCGGGTCCATCGATTTTTCCATTTTTGATTAAAAGCACAATTTCGTTTGCTAGCTTGTACAGCTGCATAATTGAGTCGTCTAGCAGAGCTGTTTTTAAAGGATTCTCAAGTGTTTCTAAACTAAGAGAATCTTCTAAAGGATTTTTGAGGTTTTCTAAACTAAGCACAGGCTGACCTGTGTTTTGTTTTATTTCTTTATCTGTATCTTTAAATGAATTAAGTCTATCTCTAAATTTTTTATTATTTGTTACATCGGACTGCCGCAAGGTTCGACCGTACATTTTTGCTTCTTCTTCAGGACTAATGTCCGCCAAAGTATCTAAGTACTCTTCGACATTCCTCTTTACAAGACTGTTAATAACTTGACCAATCTGGGAATTGAGGTTATCTAACGTAGTAACAAATGACTTAATCCGATCGATTACGTCCATTACTTCTGCTTCTCAATAGAAACAATAAAGGCACCCATTAAGGAGTGCTTTTCGGGGACACTTGTTACGTCGTATACCACAGAGTTAAAAACAATCTTATCTCTCGTATTAATTACAGTCGTGTACGGTAGTTGAATACGCAGTGCAGACTGACTAATTAAAATTTGAAGATTATCCTGAGAGTTTTGAGAAGCATTTATTTTTCCGGATTTATTGATAATGCGGCAGGGTGTGGCTGCAGAGTCTGTAAAGGACTCTGCATACTCACCGTCAATTGTGTTGAACCCGTTAAAAACTTTAATAATACAGGTATCAACCAGAAACAATTCTGACTGCTCCCGTATATATAAAGCGTTACTAATCAACGACATCCTGCACCGCCTTAATTCGAGCCTCAATGGCCTGAACTTTCTTTACCGATTTATTTTCGGAGACGGCATAATCTTTAATTCTTTCCAGAGTGGAAACAGAGTCGAACTTTTCCAGACGCGATGTAAACTCAACCATGGACCGCAAATCTACAATTTCTGCGACTTCCGAGTCAGATATAAAGTTTCTCGTGTCAATGGGGAGCTGCGACTCATGGTAATCTTTTAACAGCCCTTTTGCAAAAAGACCTTTGTTTAGGCGCCGAAACATCTTGTCTTCTATTTCTGAATAGATTTCAATTACCTCGTCTTCGTACACAAAAGCTTTTCTACTGTTTGACGATAAATCGAAATTCTCTTCGTCGGTACTCAGTAACCACCCAACGTTGACTTTTGTGTCGGTGGGATCAACACGAAGACCGGCAAGCATGTTGATTGGCACCTTTGCGTATTTTTTATACGCCTCTTCCGCAACTGTTGGGTAAATGTTGTTCATTGCCATAGTTAATTCCTTTAAGAAGTAATCTTGATTACACCGATGTTTTGTGGCATGTCGACAACCAAACCGTAAGACATCCAAGCGTGAAGCGTGTAGTCTGCTGGTTGAATGTTCATGTCGACACTTTCTTGATATTCAGTACCGCCGTACAACAAGACCTCTCCTGCGTTGTTACCAACGAGAATAATCTTGTCTTCTGGAATGAGTGCTGCCCGTGGATTTGGGAGGTCGTTCTTGAACACCTGTGGAAGTTCAATCAACGGTACGCCCATGTAGTACGAAACACGATTTGTGTTGAGGTATTCGAGCAACTTCTCGTTAACCGGGTACGCAATTGTGTTCGATGTGCCACTGTAAATGTACTCGCGGAAAGCAGCAAACTTATAAATAGGAAGCAATGCTTTACGAGTCCCAATGATAGCTTTGACACCGCCTGCGGTGTACATGACATTCTCCATCAACGTATCCAATGCCGTGTAGGTCAAGGCAGCGGTTTCGACGTAGTGTGAAGGCGTGTTGGCTGTGGTCCATACCGAGGACAGCAAGTTGAACACACGGTTCACCAAATTGTCGGTAAGGTCGAACGCAAGCTGCTGACGCATCATTTCGACCGTGATCATGTTGCCCTGCTGCACGTTCCAAAGACTCTCACGCACACCGCCGATCAAGCGATCGAACACATATGAATGATAATCCTGGACAGTGGTTGGCTGACTGACTAAATGACTGGTGCCTGGTACCATCGACTGAACCGAGTACTTACCACGACGAAGACGTCGGATAATCGGGTCGCCGATGTTAGCTTGGCGGGTGGGCATAAATGTATTGAAAAGATCCAGTGTCAAGTGATTTGGCTCAACCATCTGTACAATCAATTCTGCGAATGCGGACTTACCTGAAAGAGTAGTCCCGGCCGTTTTTGCCGTCTCAGCCAGGGCTTTCTGAAATTTCTCTGTTTCGTTCATCATCTACTCCTAATTAATGCATAATAATGTACAACATCTCAGTGTCAGGCTGATAACGCTCGACAGTGGCGATGGTGTGACTATTAGTGGTGGTGTAAGTAAGCAAGCCGGATGCGCCGACGGCAACGCGAGCGCCTGGGACCTTGATATCGGCCGAATTGACAAAACAACCCGAAGTGACGCCGATCTTACCGCGATGCATTGCAACGAGTTCGCCGGACACAATGAGTGGTTCTTTCCACATGGAACGCTTTACCAAGTATTGCTTTTTGTGGAAGACTGGATCTCCGTAGAGACCACCGTCATTCAAATTGTAGTTTTTCGTTCCTGGAACAGTGTACCAATCCTCATAAGTTGGGGACGGAAAATTGTCGGGTGGGAAGAATGCGATGAAAACGCCGTGCTGAGTCTCCGCTGCTGCGTACGAAACAGTAGGCAAATCTTCACGCACACCAGAAGCGCCAACAACAACGGCGCGCCCTTCAACGATTGTTGAAGATGCAACACCCTGCCGGCTGTGTAACGTGGTTACAATAACTGCCATTTTTAGTTACCTCATTTAAAATTTAGACTAATTCCGTAGTCTTCGGTCTATTCGTCTTACAAAGAAGAAAAAGGCTAGGCCTTGTTACCCTTCTTTAGAAAGTCTGCCAAAGCTTTGGCACTGACTGATTCAGTTCCAGAGCTCTGGGGTTCTGGAATTGAAATAGGTTCCTTAACGCTTGAATTTGATTTCACAGGAGCTGCTTTACGAAGATCCCCGATAATCTTACTCAACACGTCGTCAGTCAAAGACAAGTAGAATTCCAGTTTCTGCTCAATCTCACTCTGACTAAACACCGATGAAAGCTCGGCAATTACTTCGTTTTTCCGGGCTTCGGCTTTGGCATGCTGCTCGGCTTCTTCGAAGGCTTGGATTTTGGTCCGTAAGTCATTTGCTTCCTTCTCCTTCTCAGCCAAGGAGGCTGTAAGTTCTTCAATCTGTTTTTTCAGTTCTTCCATTTCTTCCTTCTCTTCTGCTACTGAAAGTAGCGGAGTTCTATTTCCATAGGCGGGATTGTCTACGATACAGGTGCCTGCAAAGACTACGTCTTTTAGCCACCTAATACCATCAATCTCCTCAGCGGAGGAGTAGTACACTTCCCAGGAGGTTCCAATAAACTCACTATCATCTGCGCGCGATTTAAGCAGTTCGTATACTGCTGGGTACTGATCCTTCCAAATGAAAGCCCGTCCCATAATTACGTCACGCCCTTGATACGTGTCTACAAAAGCCTCTGTGATGGCTCCTACAGGATGTGCTCCTGTATGACCACCGTAGCCATTTTCCGATACCGAAATCTTTATCGGAGTAAGCTTAGAAGTGCGAATTACGTTGTCAATTTCAGATCTGCTAATACCCTCACTGTTTGAGTTGGGTTCAAAGTCTGTCAGGACAACTTCGATTTCTTTTATGAATGGGTGGTTAATATCCGAGCTTCGCGCAAGGCGTAAACCACCTTTCACAGATGCCGAACTTTTTTTGTCAGCTGCGTTCATTTGTTTTACAAGACGAGCAAACCACCCTCTGCCAGATGCTCCACCCCAAAGCAACCAGGAAACCCAAGCTGGGGAATCCTTAGGTGCGTTCGCGAACCGAGCATTTCGACCGTAAAACCTGTTACCCATGCGGGCTCTTTCAGGACTTACAGAGTCACCGGACACGTACTTCCGTGCCCACGCAACTGTTGCAGGCTCTAAACCATTCCCGCTCAACCCTTTCTCGTGTAGAGCTAGGCCACGTTTTGCGGCTGAGCGTACACCAGCAGGAGGAGAAAAGTTAATATTAGCATAGCGGCCAGCAGAGTAGGATTCACTCGGATCTTCCTCTTCTTTATTATTTGAGTCGGGAACCGGTATAAAATCGGGAATGTTTAAATCTTCGTTTTCAATAACCCAGAACTTACAGATTGCGTCAGGTTCGATAACTCCTTCTACAACCGCACAGCTATTGCTGTCTTTTGCAAAGAAGGCACAATTGAAACACACAAGGCCCTCGGCTTTAAATGGGTTACTTTCTGCCGGAGTATAATGCGATCCCTCGCTATCTGTACCCCATCCAAATTTTCCGTATTCGTCAGTTATTTGAATTAGCTCCTCAACAAGATCCTCTTGTCGCGGAGAAAGGTATTCTGCTGTTTCTTCCATTTACGTACCTCTCACTAAGTGAACTTCAAATGTTCCTGCAGCAGTTTCTGAAGGACTGAAAGAAATAATAATCCCGTTTACCGCACTCGCTAACAGCGGAATGCTGGTAATAATTCCTGTCGCTGGTACAGATTCGGGAATAAAGCCGTAACGCACATTAGGGCTTAAAGACTTACTAAGAACACTCATATCGGCTGTGAGCGAGCCCAAATCGGCAAAAACGGTAACTACACCCGCGGATGCTGACTTAATAGAGAACGATAGCTTTCTCCAGCCAGAACGTATCATCGGCACATAAATAAATCGACCGTTCATATACGAAGTGTCAAAGAATGTTCCGTAAGGGTCAATAACCTCTAACGATTCAGGTGAAAAAGAGTCAAGACATACAAAAATGTCGTCGTACCCATCTGCAATTGTCGAGATCAGTTCGTTAACTCTGCCGTCTCCGGCAGTTTTCAACCCACCCTTAGCAGTTACTCTAAGAACAGAAATCTCGTTGTCAACTAACTCAGCATTTGAATTGTTGAGCGTCTCGCTATAAAAAGTACCCGCACTCGGGAATAGAGTGTCGTTAGCGTTAAACGCTTGTGTGAATGAACCAGTTAAGTTCATTGATACGGGAATAGGATATTCCTCACTCCCTAAAGAAACACCGCTGGGACTAGTTATTACAAACTGCTGATAATGCGTTGTTGCTTCGTCGTTCAGTATTTCAACTGTACCCAATGTAGTCGGTGTTGTTGACGGAATATTAATAGGCATGTAACCCTCCAAAAGTATCCTCTAACAGTATACTTATTTTTCTGTCAGTTTTATTTTGTTAATGATCATTCGGACGCTCTCTCTTGAGACTGTTAACCCCGTCATATTACAAATTTTAGTCAGTTTCCGCACAGATAAATTTTTCTCGTAAATGCTTTTAATAAAAGATTCAATTATGTCTGTAGTTTTGGGTCTGCCTCTTGGTCTGGAAGATCCCCAAAATCTTTCAGGCTCTTTCGATAAATAATCAACTTCATAATTTGTTGATTCAATTTTTGTTATACGCCGTTGACGGCGCTCCATTGCAACTAATTCTAAAAACCATTCTGACGAAGAGTAAGGCCCATATAAAGAGCGGCAACTCAAACAGAGAAAATCTCCACTCTTTCTCCGATCATCACAGAATAAACAACGAACATACCTCATAAAATCACCTGACAAGTAAATTTGGGTATAATTACCCCGTTAGTATCTTACCACGAAAACAAGATGTCTCTGCTTTCTTAGTCTCTAACGGAATTCTAATACAAAGGAGTTGACAGGATTGTTATAATCCCTACAGAAGAAAAAAAAAGAATCGCATATAACATATGTTTACATATTAGATATTAAGTCTAATATGTTTTTGTATTTTGAAGAAAAATATGATATATTGTTCATGTGTTTAATATTATCTAGGAGGGGTAGATGGAAAAGGAATTGACTTGGTCTGAGTATCAAGAGTTTGTGGTGTCTACTAAGCGGTATTCCGAAAACTATCGATTGTTATACCCAGTTCTTGGTCTTGCTTCTGAGGCAGGTGAAGTTGCTGGTAAGTTAAAGAAGATTCTCCGCGATAACAACGGAGAAATTTCTGAAGAGCAGGCTGGAAAATTATTTGACGAACTTTCCGATGTACTTTGGTACGTCACCTGCTGCCTAGATGATCTTGGATTGAGTCTTGAGGCATTGGCGCACTACAATGTCGCAAAACTAACATCCCGTGTAGATCGCGGAGTTATCCAAGGTGATGGCGATAATCGATGAGGTTCCGCATTGTTGACTGGGCTGAGTCAGAGGGAATTTTTTCTGTTAGGTTTGTAGTGTCATCTAACAAAGACGATCGACTTGAGTCCTATGTTGTGAGCATCCCGTTTAACGGAGAAGACCCTCAGTTGTTTATGAATAAGCTACGTAACAATATGGTTAGTTACGTAGCTTATCTCGATAATATGAAGTCAGTTAAGAGTGTTATGACTGACTTTGCGTTTACAGACCCGACCGTTCATTATTATGAGAATATAGGAGTAAGTGATGTTACTTAGCAAATCGTTCCTAAACAAATTTGAAGACAATCCACAATGGCCGAGCTTGCTCGGTCAATTTGTCTACCTGCGTACTTATAGCCGCTACCTGCCAAACAAAAAACGCAGAGAAACTTGGAAAGAGACTGTTACTCGTGTTGTCGAGTACAGCATGGGCTTGGATACTATAACTGATCGAGTAAAGCAGGAAGCAGAAGCGCGCAAACTTTTTGAATCAATGTACAATCTTTCAGTATTCCCGGCCGGCCGCACTTTGTGGACTGGCGGAACTGAAGCCGCTAAAAAATACCCGCTGTCAAATTTTAACTGCTCGTTTATGATTGTAGACGACGTGCAAGCTTTTCTTGACGCGTTTTACTTAATGATGCTGGGAACAGGCGTAGGTTTTCGTGTACTTCCTCAAGATGTAGTTCAGTTTCCGCCAATTATTACTGGTGTGGCTATTGAGCATAAAGAATACACCGCTAAACGCAAAGCAGATCGTGAAGAGAACTCACGCTACGCCATTGACAGCGACGTAATGTATCTTTCGGTAGGTGACAGCAAGGAAGGCTGGGTGTGGGGCTTAGAAGCCTTGTTTGAAGCTTTCTTTAAGGGTTACAAAAAGATTGTTGTCGATTACGACAGCGTTCGTCCTGCTGGCGAGCAACTTAAGACTTTTGGCGGTCGCGCTAGCGGTCATGTAGCATTGCGGGATATGTATGAGAAGATTGTCAAAGTGCTTAACGAGGGCACTGACCGCCTTTCGACGCTGCAGGCTATGGATGTAATGAATTTAATTGGCGAGGCAGTTGTTGTCGGCGGTGTTCGACGGTCTTCCGAAATTACGCTGTTTGACATTAATGATACTGCTGTTCTCGATGCAAAAGTCGACCTCTGGTCCGATCCCGCCAAAGAAGACAAGCGGTTTCGCTCAATGAGTAACAATTCTGTTTACTTCACTGAGAAACCAACCAAAGAGCAGCTTACACAGCTTTTCAGCCGCATCTTGAACAATGGTGAGCCGGGTTTCATTAATGCCGAAGCTGCTTCAAAACGCCGTCCTTGGTACGCTGGTACAAATCCTTGCGCTGAAATTCTTTTGGCCGACAACGGTGTTTGTAATTTAAGCGAGATCAACGTTCGCAACTTCGTCAAGAATGACGAGTACGGCGGGTATCTTGATATGATTGAGCTCGAAGGAGCAGTCGTTCAAGCTACGCGCCTTGGAGTCCGCATGGCTACACTTGAGCTTGAGCTGCCTCACTGGAATAAAGTGCAGCAACGAGATCGATTAACAGGAGTTAGTTTAACCGGTTATGTTGAGGCGTTTGACGCCCTTGGTGTCTCAACTACTGAAGAAGACTTGAACGCTATTCGCGTTATCGACCGAGATGGTGGAGGCCGTCCACGTTTGCGGTTTTACACATTGCGCGATGTCTTGGCAATTATCGGTTCAGTTGCTCAAGAAACAGCTTTAGGATACTCTGCCGAACTTCGTATCCCAGCCCCACTTCTGGTAACCACTGTAAAGCCGTCTGGTACAATTGCACAGCTTCCTACGGTATCGAGCGGTGCACACGCCTCCTACGCCCCCCTGTACGTCCGACGCGTGCGTATCTCGTCGAAAGACCCGCTGGCTCAGGCTATGCGCGAGTCAGGGTATCCGATCTTCCCAGAAGCCACCTCATGCATGCCTGAAGTTTTTGCATCTATGAGCGACGCAGACAAAGAAGAGACACTCAAGAATGCGCTGACTTGGGTTGTCGAATTCCCAATTAAAACGTCAGCAAAGAAGGCGTCTGCGGAGGAAAGTGCTGTCGAGCAACTTAACCGATACTTTATTTTGCAAAAATACTGGACGGACCACAACACGTCGATTACGGTGACGTTCAGCCCTGAAGAGGTTGACGACATTATTGAGTTGCTGCTCCGCAAGTGGGAGAATTATATTGGCGTTTCATTCCTTCCGAAGTTTACAACTGCTTACCCACTTATGCCTTATCAAGCGATTGACGAGGAAGAGTATCAGCGGCGGCTTGCAGAAGTCTCGGGCGTGACAGGGAAATCTATTATTGAACTTCTCGAAAAACACGAGAACGTAGAGGTAGACGACGATCTAGGTACCGACTGTGAAGGCGGCGCATGCCCCATACGCTGACAAATTATTAGATACATTGATGAGAGATAGTCTGCACTTTAGCGGACTATCTCTCGCAAATTGGAGGAAGAATGGCAAGAAATCGAAGGTTTGATGAGATTTTGAAGGATTATTCCGACAAGTATGACCTTGCTACGCTTTCATCTCCAAATGACAAAGCTAATTTGGAGATGCTTATTAACAATCAAATTATTGTTGAAAGCGTTCAGGCCAAACTTCAAGAACTTACGCAGGATGATCCTGTTGACAACATCGATATGATTCAGCGACTCAGCTCTTCCCTTAAGGACATTATTGAGCGTAATCTTCAATTAGAACGCGCACTAGCTCTGGACCGCAAAACAAGAAACCAGAACTCTTCAGAATCAGTCGCTGAATACATTGTCCATCTTAAGCAAACAGCACAGGAGTTTTTAGAGAAACGTCTTGTTCGTATGTATTGCCCTAACTGTAAGATCTTGCTGGCTCGTTTTTCAATTATGCACGATCACAGCGCGTTTGCTCTAAAAGTAAACTGCAATCAGTGTAACAAGTCGGTAAGTGCAGAACGTGAGGAAAAAGACATCTTTTTTGACATTAAAGATTCGGGCTGGAGAAAGAAACATAAGTACTCAGTTAAAAGTGCTAAATCTTCTGGATCGAGCAGCTCGGACATAGAAGATGACATTGTTCTTGAAGACGAGGACCAGGAGGAAAATTTAAATGCTGAAAGCGAAGATTGACGACGCAGAGTTGGCGTTAATTGAGGTTTTGGAGGATCCTGTGTGGTTGAACGAATTCCTTCGCTCTACAAATAACGGCGATATGAACCGTTCAAACTGGCCTTCCGAGGAATTCACTTTTCGCCCTTATCAAAAAGAAATCTTGACCGACCAGACACGACACGTAGTAATCACTGGTGGCCGAGCAATCGGAAAATGCCAACCAGCCTCCGCTAAGGTTTTTACAAACGAGGGGTATAAAACAATTACGGATCTTCTTAAGAAGCCATCTTTTGTTACCTATGGTTATTCCGTGAACGGTGATTTTACACAACGGCGTGCTTTTGTGCGTAAAGACAGGTGGAAGAAGTGCTACTCAATTACTACTAAATCAGGACATATGCTTAAGGCAACGGACGTTCATCCTGTAATGACTCCAAAAGGATTTATCTTAATGGCGGATCTTCAAGTCGGTGATTTAGTTGCGGTTATGAATAAATTGCCAACTGATCACTGCGTCAGTAACACACTGAGTTGGGCGGAACTTCGCATACTTGGTTATTTAGCAGCAGGTAGTATTTACTTCAAGCCCGCAGGAGGCATTGTCCCTCGTTACAAGAGAATAGATGCCGAGATTAAAGAGATAGCAAACTCACTGTACCTCAACTATCGTAAAGACAGCGAAGGTCGCGTTTATATAGAGCGCATGAAGGCTGGCGGAGTCCGTCACTATCTGAATCAGCTCAAGATTGAACTTGGGGCTTACGGCAAAGACTATAGACGAGTTTTTAAACTTGACTGGCTAAAGACGCAGCGCACTGAAAACATAAAAACGTTTCTCGAGGCTGCTTACGCTCAGCACGGTGAGCTGACTCTCGATCGCGTGGCTATTAAACTGCACAACTGGAAATACGTGCAGGACTGGCAAGAACTTCTGCTTTACTTCGGCGTAAAAACGCGATCGTACAAGGTTGCTGATCACGCAGACGAGCATCACATATTTGACATAGACGACTCACAATGGATTGTTGAATCGTACGACAAAAACGCCGCTCACGTTTTTTGGAACCAGTTCAAAGTTCCCGGAGTTTCGGCATCCATAAAGGATCCCGCTTTGGTATCGAGTGACTGGTACTGTTGGGAGCCCATTAGTAGTAAGCAGCGCCACGGAATGCAGCTGACATACTCTGTTCATGTTTACCACGACGAAACATACATCAGTGAGAATGTTGTTGTGCACAATTCTGTAATTTTAGAAGATCTAATAACTTATCAGGTTCTAAACTCTGCAATCGAGTTTCCAAAAACTCCAGAACAGCTTATGGTTACGCCTAACAGCAACCAATTGAATCCTATTCTAGACAAAGTTATTTTAAAGTTTACAATTTCCCCGCTGCTTAAGGACTTTTTGAACAATAACGTAAACCGATCTAAAGGTACGTTAGACTTTCAAATGGGTACTCGAAGACATCGGTTAAATGCGCGTATTGCAGGCAGTCGCGGTGAAAATAACTTGGTTGGTCTTCACATTCCCAAAATTATGGGAGACGAGTTTCAGCTGTTTCCCATGCCTGCATTTGATCAAATGCAGCCAACGCTAAATACCTGGGAACCGAAAGTGGAAGAACGATACTTCGGTGTTCCTAACGGAATGAGAAATACGGCTTTGTATGTCTTAGACGTAAAAACACCAAAGTTTAAGAAGTACCGTATTCCCGCACCAAATAACCCTTACTTTACAAAAGAGGACTGGGACGATGCTTTGTCTAAATACGGTGGTGAATCTGCAGATATCTTTCAGCAGTTAATTCTGGGTAAGCACGGATCTCCCTCGTTCCAGGTTATTTCTCGTGATCAAATGAAAATACTGCCGTTTGATTTCTACACGTATCGATACAGTTCCAACGAAAAAGATAAAGGTAGAACATATCAAGAGGCTTTGCCAGTCGTCAAGATACCCAAGTGCGACAGCGTTATTTTCGCAATAGACACCGGCTTTAGCGATCCGACAATTATACAAGTAATTGGATTGATTGATAATGTTTGGCATTCGCTGGTTCGTTACAGAATACAGCGTATTGACTATCCGGAACAAGAAAAAATTATAGACTACCTCGCGCGCGGGTACAACGCAAGCAGAATCGCCATCGACGTAGGAGCTGGCGGCGGAGGGGCAGGAATTGTACAGAGTCTTAAAACTCGTCCCGAATTCGCCTCAAGTAATTACGCAGCCAGAATAGAAGCAATTCAGTTCAACGAAAAGGTGGGCGTAGGCTCTATCTCCGACGAACAGGAAATAACTGAGTCGTTTAAAGCTTGGGCAACCACTGAGTTAATTCGTCAAATTACCAACGGGAATCTTGTATTTTCCGAGGTAGACGCTGAGGGTATTTCACAGTTAGAGCGCGTAGCTCGACAACGCAGAGCTTCAGGACACATGCACTACTACGTCGTATCCCCACGCGGACACGGTGAGAGTAATGATGACCACATCTACGCAAGCTATCTTTGTTTTATTGGCGCACTTCGTCTTCCGGTGGTTGCTCCTAAAAGCAACACATTGGCACGATCAGCAGCCTATCACACAGTGAGGTGATTATGAATAAATCCTTTTCAAGTAAAGCCGTGGCGGGTTTTTCGCCAAATCCAATTTTTACTTACAATTTAAATGTAGTAGGTTACTACGATCCACTTAATCAACCGTTCGATAATACGAAGCGGTATACGTATCACGAAATGATTGTTTTTTGTCGGTACTTTTATGAGCGAGACACAATCGCACGTACGGTTATTAACCGACTAGTCAATCTAGGCGTCACTAAACTTCGAAATAAGAAAACAAGTGATGACGTTAACGCCCTATTTTTTGATGCAGTAGCCGAAAAAATACAACCTTTTCTGAAGCTAATGGCGACTGAGTATTTTGTACACGGTTTAGTTGTCCCAGGGATTACTTACAAAACAATTATGATGAATAAACTTAATCCAGCACTCGGTCGAAAAAGAGTAGAAGTACCGGACGAGATGTGGGTGCGGAACGTAGCAAATATTAAACTGCGTAAGCGGCCAACCGGTATGCAACGTGGGATTTACTTACAAATACCTGAAGAGGAAGCTACCTTTATCCAGCATAAGGGAAAGCGCTTAGACGGTACAGACGACACGGAAGCATACAAAGAGTTACTTCGACAATCACCTGAATATGTACGCGCTGTGCAGAACGGCCAGCGTATATTCCCGCTTACCGATAGTAGAGCTATTTACGGAGATTTGACTTCGTACACAGACTATCCAGTACCTTATCTTCAAAATGCGCTTTCGGCCATGCAGCACAAAGAATACTTGAAAATAATGGACCGCACGATTGTCTCCAGATCTATTGAGCTTCTGCGGCAGGTTAAGATAGGCAGCGACGAGTATCCGGCTACCGACGATGACATCGAGGCCACTCAAAAGGCAATCGCGCAGGCATCGGCATCGGGAGATCGAGTTTTTAATTTATTTACCAATCACACGGTAGATATCCAATGGGTGCTACCGCCACTTGACGCGTTGCTTAATGAATCTAAGTATGCGGAACCAAACGCAGACATTTTTCTCGCTATGGGTTTTCCCCGTATTCTTACAGTCGGCGAATCTCTGCGTAGTAACTCTTCAGATAGCCGAATAGCTACCTTAGGTCCGATGTCAACACTTACGGAAGTTCGCGAACGCATTCTGAGTTGGATTGAGTGGTTCTACGAAGATCTTGCCGAAAGAAATAACATGGCAACCTGGCCCAAACCTTACTTCAGTCCAATTCAATTTCAGGACATGACCGCTCTAACCCAATTTGCTATTCAAGCTCAGCAGATTGGCGCTATTAGCAAGGATACAATCTCCCAACTTTACGGGACGACTTACGAGGAAGAGCAGCAAAAAATAAGTTTTGAGGTACAAGCTGATGACACAAATCAACAAGAACCCGGAACACCAGAAGAACCTGGTAATGTCCCCGGGACAAGGGTACAGCCTCCGGAAGAGCAATGATCCCTACAAATCGTTTGTTGTGCACACCACGAACGGTGCACCGAATTCACGCAGCCTGGCTGAGCTTTCCTTTCTTGTCAAATCCCCTAACGTGTCTGCTCATTACTTAGTTGGAAAAGACGGCACCATTTATCAAATACTGGCGCCAGAAAACTATGTAGCATGGCATGCAGGTGAGGTTAGTAAGGACGCATACAGTAATTTTAGTTCAATAGGTGTGGAAGTGCATTTTACTCCTAAAGAAATTAGTTGGAACGGGTTTATGTACGCGGGGTTAACACGTTTAGCACGCGTTTATTCCAATCTCGAGATGGTGACACATCGATTTATTGCTCGCCCGGCCGGTAGAAAAATTGATCCTTCCGGATTTACAGACGCACAGTTTAAGCAGTGGTCATCTAACTTAAACAAGGAATATCGATTAGCCAAACTGACTGTTAACTGCAATGTACGAAGCCGGGCAGAATTTGGTAACAATATTATTGGAGTTTATCCGAAAGGCTCGGTTGTTGTTGTAGACAAGAATCCAACTGAAGGGGCAAGTTACAATAACAACAATTTGTGGTATAATGCTAACTGGGCTGGATACATACACGCATCTCTAATTGAATTAGGAGAAACTGTATGAGCGAAGAAAGCACAATGCCTGCAATTGTTAGCGCACTTGTAACGCTGCTTCTCGCCTGGGTTGGCTTTAAGAAAAGCAGTCAGGACGCAAACACAAAGTTTCAAGAAAGCTTACTCTCTCGTATAGAGTCGCTTGAAAATGATAACGAGTCTCTTCGGAAAAAGAACGAAGAACTACTTAGCGACAATCTGCAAGAGCGCCAAAAACAAATGGAACTTGAGCAGAAGATACAGCAGATGGAGCACGAAAAATTACGAATGCTCGATCGTATTCAAGACTTGGAGATGAAAGTTAAGAATCTTATTGACTCGCGAACGAGTTAATTAGTTCAATTTTCACTTAAGTATATTTTATTCGGTTATAGGAGAACATCTTTATGGAATCTCAATCAATGGAAAACCTGTACACAGTTCTTATCGGTATTGTCATCCCTGTGTTTGTTTCGCGGCTTAAGAAGACATCCTGGTCCAGTCAGTTTAAGTTTTTGGTGGCTTTTCTGTTTTCAATTGCAGCTTCTGCGGTTGTACCAATGGCTCAGCTTTTGGCAGTCGGTACATTTGACTTCGGTAACTTGCTTACGTCGCTCACTGTGATTTTTACAACTTCTCAGGTTGTGTATCAAGGTGTATTTAAGATGCTGCATGCCGAGGAGATTGTTAATCCGCAGGCGGCACTTCTTTCACTGATTAAGGAAGAGGTTTCAATGTACATTGACACCCTTGATGAGCGCGACGTTAAAAATGTGCTTAATCCGGCTACTTCGGCTTCGCTGGAGATTGACATTAAGCAAGTCGACGATTCAGAAGACGCGTAAACACGACAGACAACGACAAAGTGATCTGAGGCACGTTCCGCATAGCTAGTTGCTTTGCTTTTACCGCTGTGATATACTCCGTTAATAGGAGGTGACATGGACTACTCAAAAGCGTGGTTGGTGACGAAGCGAGATGGAACACAGTGTGTGATGAGGACTTTCTCCCCATCAGCGACTCTGTATAATGCGGATGGTTCTCTGGCAAAAGAAGTATCTGAGGAAGAAGCAAAAGCACCAAAAGCAAAAAAGCGAGGGCGGCCCAGGAAGGACAAGGATAATGGTGCTTAAACTACTAACAATAATTACACTGGCCTGCAGCATGGAATGCTCAACAATTGAGGTAACCCCGCAGGCGGCCGCGATAGCCGCCTGCGAGTCAGGAAACACAAAAACTCTGGGCAGCGTGTCGTGGAGAGCTTCAAACTTTAACGACAACGGCACAGTCGACACCGGTGCGTTTCAATTCAACTCCTACTGGATGTGGAATTTGGAAAAACCGTGGATGCTGAAAAAAGCGTTCGGTGAGCAATGGGAAGATGTGATCTGGGAATACAGGTCTGCCGGATCGGCCCCTGAGCATATTCAGTATGAAATGTTCAGATCTGTCTGGAACGACGGTAAAGGGTGGAAGCATTGGAAGGCATCGCAGAAGTGTTGGTCACAGTGGATGTACATAAATTCGGACGGTATTGCAACATGGAGGGATTGAGTGAAGATACGGTACTGCATACTTACTCTTAATCAGTTTGAATGGGTAGTGGACCAACACTTACCCAGTCTGGATCCGTCACTAATTGACGGCGTGCACATTCACATTAGTGAGGTAGGTGCACTGACGTACAACAACGCGGAGATTGCCGATCCCTTCGATGTTCCCGAGTTGATTACACAGATGAACAGGTTCTCGGAATGTAAAGTCTCTGTGTCTTTAAACAACTTGGGAGTTGCTAATGGATGGAATCATTTTATCAAAGAAGCAGCACGCGACGGTTTTGACGCAGTTGTTGTCGCTAACGATGACATTATTCTTTATCCCGGCGTACTTGATCGATTTGTAGAGCAGATGAGAGAGCACGACTTTGTGTGCTTTTCCGGTCAGAACGCGTTTTCTTTCTACGGTATGCACACACGTCTTTTTGAAAAGGTGGGGGAGTTTGATGAGAACTTTTGGCCAGCTTATTTTGAAGACAACGACTATCACTATCGAATGAAGTTAATGGGTTTGCCTACTGCTTACGTAGAAGATCCTTCCTACTTTCATCGTGTAAGCGCCACGCTTACGGCTTTTGATTTTCAGCGGAAGATGATGCATCATCACAACTTCCGAAAGAACACAGAGTACTTTGTAAGAAAATGGGGAGGAATGCCGCATGAAGAAACCTACACAATCCCCTTTGGTTATCAAGACGCTGATAACTCTGAAAGCGAATTTGCTCAAGCAGCCTTTGACCGATTTAAATCGTCTTCTGCTGAAGATTGAAAGATCGCTAGGAAGTGTTGGATTCACCACAGTTTCCGATAATACGCTTATTTGGCAAATTTATGCGGATAACTATGATAAAAACCTGTGGGATACAGTTTCTTTAGGAAACGACGTCGAAGTTTATGTACAGCAGATCGATCGAGTTTGGTAAATTAGCTAAGGAGACTACTATGAGTAACGTCTACTACGAAGAAATTCCGGGAACTCCTTTTGGTGTTTTGGTACTACCTGATATTTCCGGTGGTTACCGCTGGTTTATTGCTCAGGGGGATGTAGATTTGTCAGACAATGAGTTTATTATGGAATGTCAGGAAACCTACAGCACCCCGTATGAGGCAGTTGAGGCAGCGCTTAAAGAAGCAGCTGCGGGATACGCTCGGTGGTCCGGAATCTTTGAGACTAAGCTTAAAGAATGGGTCTCTAACTAATAGGTAAGGGAAGAGGGTGTAGCTGCATAAGCTACACCCTCTTTTTTAGTTTGGATGTTCGGCAGTAACTAAATAAACATCCTCAGCAAGCACTGCTTTAAGCTTTTTCTGAATGCTCTCGCGGTTGCCCCAATACTTTAAAGCAATCCTTGCGGATTCTTCGTCGTACAAAATAACTTTAAATACGTTCAGCGGGTCGTTAAATAAAACGTATTCAGCGAGTACCGGCAAAATGTCAATCTTCCAATGTTGAGGCAGTCCTGGTGCCGTAAAACTAGCGGTCCAGCCAGGAAACGCCCAGTTCTGCGAATCGGCTTTCGACAGCTTGTCAGTCAAAAAAAGTGTACGTTCGAGCGGTATGATCAAAGTAGACTCAAAATAATCAGTCATATTTCCCCCCTTTCCGGTAACTCCGGTATTCTTTAGTATAGCACGACTTGATTTTATTGTAGGATTGACGTATTATCTTATTGGTTAACTTGCGCGTTTTGCACAAAGGAGTAAGTAATGCAGTTTGATCAGAATCTGCCAAACCCATGGCCCGACGATTTGTACTGGTTTGACCTGTACGATCGGTTCCCTTTACTCGTCAGGTACAGAAGTTTTTACTCGACTGACTTTCAAAGTAGAGAGGACAACGTGCAAGTATGGTATTACGGTAAGTATGCCAGTATGGATGCAACTCCGGAAAATCATATTGACGTAGTGAATCGACTTCTGGTACACTTGGAAGCGAGTGAATTCTTACAGTGAGGTGTTTTATGGAAGAGAATGTATTGCCACAGGGCGAAGTACGGATTGAATATCCGTTTCCATCCTGCCCGTTGGGATTCGCGCTATTTACTCACGCGGTAAACAGCTATGAATTGTGTCTTGTTGAAGTCATAACCACGCAGATCTTGCTACGAATTGGCACTTTCGAAACGATAGCCGAGGTGCAAGAAGAATACAGGAACTTTGTCGACACGTTTGCAGTTTCTATGCGCCAGATTGATTGGAACGATTAAGGCGATTACGCTGAAAGGAACAGGAATGACGTACTATTCTTCAGTTCGGGAAAAAGGAGTGTGGGTAGCATGGGGTTTCTACGATCAAGCACCTTCCAGCATCTTCACGTTTCTTGAGGAGACCGTCCGCACCTCGACAGTGTTTCGCATGTCTGGTGTTGTCAAAGTGTGGTGTGTGGGTCACAAGCACAGGCAGCATTTGGCGTTGGTGCTCTGCTCGAATCCTGAGGTTGCTCGCGACTACAAATATTGCGTATTCTGGTGGAACGAGGAGAATCGTTCAAGCATTGACGGTATGGTTTTGCCTGAGTGCGAGAACAACGCGCAAGCCTTTTACCGAATCGGTATGTGCGAGCACAGAGAACCGATTACACAAGTGTACGAAGGCACATCGGTTGGCGAACATGTTGTAGTTTGGTACCGCTGGACATCCGAGAAGGAGCTTGCAAGCTATGAATGAATTTACATTAGAATGGGTACAGGTGAGTCCTATTGACTCACCTCTCCTTTTTGGATCGACACAACTTGAGCGGTACAAGCTTATGTACGGTTTTATGCCTCGAAACATTGAGTTGGTTTTCTGGCATCATGATGGCGAGATTCAGAATTTTATTGTTCCACTTGAGGACAAGGAAGACTCTTACACAATCGAGCTCAGTGTTACACGGTTTGACGATTATAACCTGCTTATTAGCCGCACTGACACCAAGGATCTGGCATCTGCTCGGGCCTGTGTCGACTTCTACAAGAAACTCTGCACGCGAGGACTAGACGATGAATTTGAATAGATATGATACAATAAAAGAGCCACACAGTGGCCGCTCGAAAATTTTTGAATGGTATAGGAGTTTACGTATGGAGCATCTTGTTGGACTGATTATGAGTGGCGTTTTTATTGTTCTTGTTGTTTCTAGCGCGTGGTACATGCTCACACTCTCCGAGCGCGGAGAGTCTGTTGATGAGTAATGAAGATATTCCAGCATTTTTAGGTATTATGCCACGGTGGGTTGTCTATCAACTTCACACAGCGGATCACCAGATTGACGACTTGTTCGAGGTTGTTTTGGACTTGGGACGTGTTCCCGAGGCACGCTACCGAAACGCAACAATTCTTTTAGGCGACCGGGAGGTCACTGACTGGGATCTTGAAGAGTCGGTTAAAATGCTGAAGTTCGGTGAAGACAACCGTGCAGGCCTTCCCCGCATGCTTCACCGCATTTCAGCTATTCGCAGCCGCTCTGGCAAGATTGTGGGTCTTACGTGTCGATTTGGGCGAGCTATTACCGGTACGATCTCCCTGATTGAGGACTTGGTGGCATCTGGCAAGAGCGTGCTCATTCTTGGCCGCCCCGGTGTTGGTAAGACAACCATGCTTCGCGAGACCGCCCGTGTGTTGGCCGACGAGATGAAGAAGCGTGTCATTATTGTCGACACGTCGAACGAAATCGCAGGTGATGGGGATATTGCACATGATGGCATTGGTCGCGCTCGCCGTATGCAGGTGCAGCGCCCAAGCGAACAGCACGCAGTCATGATTGAGGCAGTGGAAAACCACATGCCTGAGGTTATCATCATTGATGAGATTGGCACTGAACTGGAAGCGCTGGCCTCGCGTACCATTGCTGAACGCGGTGTTCAACTCATCGGTACGGCTCACGGTCAGTTACTCGAGAACCTCATGGCCAATCCGACGTTGTCGGATCTGGTGGGTGGTATCCAAAGCGTCACTCTTGGGGACGAGGAAGCTCGTCGTCGGGGCACGCAGAAGACCGTTCTCGAGCGTAAGCAACCACCGACGTTCGATGTCCTTATCGAGATCCGTAGCTGGGATGAAGTCCTTGTCTATGACAACGTGGGTGAGGCAGTCGATTCCTTGCTTGCTGGCGAGGCTCCAGAGGGCGAGCAGCGCACAAGGGGTACCGATGGTACCATTACGGTAGAACGCGTCGTCTCAGAGGCAGCTGAGGGCCTAGCTGGGCAATCTGCGCAAAGCGTTCGTCGAGCACACAACAAGGCGCCTACCGCGAAAGGTCAGCGTCAGCGGGGAGACGGTCTTTCCGAGGTTACCAGCTTTCCCAAGATCAAGACTGTACCGGTGACGCAGCGCATCTACGCGTTTGGCTTGAACCGGAACAAGTTGGAGAAGGCGATTCAAGTGACTGGCGTACCTGCTACAATTGTGCACGACATCGAGGAGGCCACGATGATCTTTACGCTGAAGAGCTATTATCGTCAGGGCTCGACTCGGCTTCGCGGGGCACGGCAAAAGAACATTCCGGTGCACGCGTTGCGTTCTCCGAGTGTGAATCAGATTGAACAGTCTCTGCGTAAGGTATTTCAGATAGAGTACTAAGGAGAATAGCTATGTATGTAAACAAAGTAGCGGAATCAGTCGAACTGTTTGAACGGGTGCAGCATGCGGTCCAGAATCCGCGTTCGACGACGATTGTGATGTCGAAGCCGGTGTACATGTCTACCTTGGTGTACCCACTGTACAATTATGCAACTGTGCACGTGGGTACACTCCTTCAGATTTACATACATAGCATTCGCCGGGCTGAGAAGGTGTATTTTGGCCTGATCAGTTTTGAGGATGTTGACCTCTTGCTGTTCAAGGCACTGAAGGTATACAATCGCGCAGAACTTGTGGAGCGTGAAACTCGTTCTACGCTCCACAAATAGCGTAGAGTAAATCTCACGCTCCGCAAATAATAGGAGACTGTAAAATGGCAACACTTAACGCGAACTTACCTTACGTAGACGCCTACATCCGTAAGGAATACACGGGGCATACGGAGCACCTCAGTGGGTACATCTTTGGGGTAAAGTCGTGGCTTAACCGCCCGATGCACTTCCACTTCCTGTCGTCGATCGGGGCGATTTTTTGGAACATGCCAATTTCCGCGTTTGTGCACGACTTGGAATTTGATAAACTGTCGGACGTCGAGCAGACACGGCTATCGTTGCTGCAGACATGGGATTGCCAGTCAAACCACATCGCCGTGACGGTGTTTGCATTCTTGCAGAATCGTCGTGTCGATGTGCACTGCCGGGACGATGTTTGGCGAAGTGGTATATATCAGTTCACCATTGACGACTATGATGGTGATCTTAACGAGACGCCTCTCGGGTATGCCAATCACCAGGATAGTAAGTGCTACCAGTTTATTCGCCTGGATGATGGCAACTTTGGCATTCATCCGAACAACTTGTTACGCTGGCACAACCCTGACTTCATCGTACCGTATGATAAGAACAACAAGCCTCGGCTTCACGTCTACAGCGAGGAGATGTCGAGTGAGGACATCGATCGCACCTATGGCAACAGTCCGTATTACTTCTACAGCGCCGAGTAAGGAGAAAGTATGAACACGAACGCACGAACAGAATTCTTGGAGCACGTTGGCAACCGCATCGTGGTCGCCGCCCGCATGGCACCGACTGACTATGGTATAGAAAGCGACCGCATCGATTTGCAGGAGAAAGTCTATCTTAAGTTTGGTCTTTACCTCCCCGGTGTCGAGGGGCAAACCGAGTACGAGGAGTTTCTCAGCAAGCTGGAATTCCTCTATTACAACGGGTACGGCCTGCAGTACATGGACGGTGTGATTTGGTACGAGGATGGCAGTTGGTCGGACCGCGACGAGTACGATGGCGCTGAGTGGTGGGTGCACCGTTCGCGGCCACGCATCCCCGATGAGTGTATGAAGGATCTGTGATGAGTAAGATCGCTATGGCTCTCTTGTGTGCTGTTCTCCTGTCGCTGGCGTTGCGTTTGCTTTATTATGTATTTGACTGGAGGTGGTATTAATGATATGGATAATCTCATTATTGCTGTGTTCTTCGGTGTATTACTGGCGTTCGTAGGGCTGATGTGTTACTTCGCACTCGGATGGTCTTGGTTTTAACGAGATCGAGGCTTGCATTTTGTTTTGAGTTGGTGTAGACTACGTATGTGCTACTAAGCATGTGTTGTTTCCCAGACGACACCACCTGGGACCCCCTCACGTTACGGCAGAACACGTGAGGGGTTCTTTTTTTTTTATTTTTTTTCTGGCGTCTGCTGGCACTCTGGGGCTTTCTAGGGAGCATTGAACATTATGTTCAGTTGTCGAAACGGGTTGATGCTTTTTGAAATTTTTCAGTATGACAAAGGTATGGAAGGTGTAGGTATGTATAGGGTTTTTGACTACCTACCATCTACTGCTTGTGTAAGTAGTAGTAATCAACTGTCTTTGAAAGGACAAACATCATGTCGAGCATCATCATCATCACCGTCGTCGTCATCGTCGTCACCATCGTCGTTATCATCGCTATCCCTCAGTTGATCATGAAGGGTGCAAAGACGTCTCATGAGCTGTGGGTTGAGCGCAACAACGAGGCAATCGCTCAGAACAATGCAGCGCGCCGCAAGTAACCACAGCGAAACAATCTACTCAGTAATGAGTAGGTTGTATGCAGTTTATAACTGCACTGACGAGCTGTTCGTTAGTAATCAGTATTGTCTCTTTGAAAGGACAAACAACCATGTTCGCAGTCATCATCACCGTCTTCGCAGTCATCGTCGCCATCCGCATCATCAGCAGCATCACCGTCGAGATCACCACCCACCAGTACGATGTCGAGTGTGAGTGTGTCAAGTGTCAGCAGACCAGCAAGGAGATTCGCAACATGAGTAAGTTGAACGTCAAGTCCATCGAGGAATACGCAGCCATCTACGCTCAATGGGTATCAGTCGACACCTCAGTCGAAGAGTACTCGGCAGCTGCAGTTGACGTCATCATCACCACAACCGGCACTTGGAAGATGACTTACGTCGTCAACAAGTCGGTTAAGTTCACTGGCCGCACGTCATACACCGGCAAGACTTCGGGTTGGTTGTTCGAAAACGTCAACACCGGTGCAAGCGACATGTACCTCCAGATCAGTGGTAAGTCCTCCGCATGGGAAGCTCGCAACTGGTTCGGTAACGGTAACTTCGCTGTCAACACCAAGGTCGCTGTCAAGTAACTAACCAACTAGCAACGCTCACCTGCTACAGGATGTGAGAATTATCAACATTGCCCAATAAGGGCTAGAGAGAGTGACTACAATGGAGAACATGCTCAACATCACCGCAATCGCCGCCAACGACTGGAACGTCTGGACCTGTGCTCACTGTGAGTCGTGCAACTTCGGTGACACGAAGGTCTGCATCGTGTGTGACATGGGCCGCTGGACCAGCTGTGACATCGAGTGCGAGCACAACCGGCCAGCACCTGCTTCGGTAGCGGTATACGTCAACTTGGATGAGGTTGTCCAGGTGCCGTTGCCATACACCAACATCCATCAGGTGCCTGCTAATTACAAGGAACTGATGGACATGGAGCGCGAAGGTGCTCTGCAGTTGGAAATGCGCTTGTCGTAGTCTTGTTCACCTGCAACGCTCACCTGCAGTAATGGATGTGAGATGTCCGTATGTCCGTATGTGTGTTTATTATTATGTTCTTTGAAAGGACAAAACTACCATGAAGTCAGTCATCAACGCAGTCATCGGCATGTTCGTGTTGGTCGTCAGCCACTTGGTCATCTACTTCGTTCGCAACCTGAAGATGGGCTTCATCTTCGGCGTCGTCATGCTCACCTTGCTTGGCTTGGGCATCAGCGGCGAATTGCCTTCTATCGACATTGTCACCGCTAAGTGGGTAGGCATTCTGACCGTTGGGTACGCAGCTGTCGTTGCTGTATTCGGTGTGTTCGTAACCGCTTACGAGATTCGTAAGTACATGGCCAAGGAAGCAAAGGGCCAAGACACCTGGATTGAGCGGATTAACCTTCTTAAGGTTGTCTACAATGTTCCAGGATACAGCTTCCGCAACAACATCACCAAGTAGTCAACACCGGAGTGGGCGGCAACCGGTCAACTTGCCCACCATTGGAGAAGTGATGCATCTCCAGCATAGATCAGCATCCTTGCTGCGTTTGCAGCTAGAGGGGTATTACCAATGGGTAAGTACTATCGGTCCTCGGTGGTTGTTCGTTGGTTGGTGCACAGTCTGAGCGATTGTGCTATGAGACTGATGCCAATTGGTTTGTCTGATGTCGAGGACGGTAGTCTTCGGTGGAAAGCAGCCAACTGGCTGATGCGCAAGACTAGCGACTGGGCTGTCGCGCTTAAGAAGGTCTAGTCCACCGTGGAGTAAGCGGATAACCACGTTAAAAACTTGCTTACCATTGGAGAAGTAATGCAACTCCAGCATAGCACTGCATTCTCGGATGACAATCATCTGAGCTATAGCTGCCATTGCAGCTAGAAAGGTACGCCTTACCATGGGTAAGAAGTACAACACGTCCGCAGTCACCGTTCGTCCGATTGCCACCGGGGAGCTTGCCTTCCTGGTCGAGGCATGGGAGGGCATCAAGCCTTCCCGCAAAGCCGCGGTGACGGTGCGGATTGCTCGGGAGACCGAGCGTCCGGCCAACTGGCGGCCAAAGACCGACAAGATCGGTCGCCGTCCTCGGATTGAGGCGGTGGTGGCTGAGCGAGAAGTGGAGGAAGGGCCGCACGAGTGCGACTTCTCGATCAGCCGGTGGGAGGATGTCATCTACCACCATAGCGGGTGGATTGACGTAACTATCGCACGGTGTGAGTGCGGTAGTTACAACATCACTCCGGAAGACCCGGAGATCCACATCTCCGAAGACGACCACGCTCACCAAGTGTGGATTATTAAAAAGTATAGGTGTAATCCTGTGGCGTACGTTTCCGAGTCGTACGAGGGCAGTTCGCCCTTCAAGAAGCTCGACCGGTAGTCACACGTGGAGTCAACGGATAACCACGTTAAAAACTTGTTGACCATTGTATATACATAATTCTGTGTATATACTAGCTCTCGAAAGGAGCACGGCTATGGAATTCCTTGAGGTATTAGTTCGCGGTAAGACGGTCAAAGATGTCAGCGTCGAGCAGATCGCGCGCAACATCTACGAAGTCACGGTGGGCCATGGCGGCGGGGAAGAGGGCCCCGACGGTGAATGGCGTGGCTACGTAATCGGTCGTAGCCAAATTATCATCGCCAGTAGCATGTACGATGCGTGCTACAAGGCGCATCACTTAGCCAAGATAATTGGCTAAGTGTGTTGCAGAGTGGGCGGTAACTGCATAACTTGCCCACCATTGCATACAGTATAATTCGGTATTGTATGCTAGCTCTCGAAAGGAGCATATCATGCATAAGTATGATGTAGAGTGTGAGTGTGTAGTGTGTGTGGCGTGGACCGACCGGATCGGGCATAAGTTGGAAACTGTGGCAACATACGTTGACAACAGTGGACACGATTACGACATTGAGTGCGAATGCACTGAGTGTCAGAAGATCACGGTGGCCGAGCGCGAAATCCAGATGTATGTCCTGGGGGAACCAATCTCTGTCCCGGTTACGATCAATCCAGAGGTTCAGGAATTCGCTGACAAGAAGTTGTCGGATAGTATTCGGTTCGATCAGCACTAATCAGCACTAGAGCTCTCGGCAAAGCTCGTTAAACACCGAGTAGAAGGGAATGTCTATGTATGACATTCTGGTTGTGACGGTGTTGGCATTCGTGATGATGGCCGTGTTATTGAAAGGTGGTCGGTAATGAGTCCTGCAGAACAACTATACGTCGAGAAGTTGTGTCGCCAGTACTATCAGGCGCTCTATGGCGTAGATTACGTCGTAGAGTTCGGGCATATCTTGCTGTTTCCGCATAAGCATGCGGAGGCTGTGGTCAAGCTCGAGAAACTCATGGAGAATGTCGGTTACCAGGTAGTTCGCCTGGTAGAAATTCGGAAAGGGTAAACTAGTGCACAAGATCACCCTGTTAGACGTTCGGCATAGTGCTGCCGAAAAGCTGGCCAAAGAGAAACTGCGGGTAGAAGTACCCGCAGAATACAACGGGGATTGGTTCCCCGCTGTCATGTACGTACCTGCGTATCCCCGTCAGGAGGATCACAGCGTGGATGCTTACACGTTCAAATGTGTGAGCGTCAACGCTAGCCTGAAACGTCTTAGACGGCTCTACACGGCCCTTGGTGGACGCGCAATGCCTCCGTGGTCCGGTATATTGGTTGACGGCGTCGAGGTCAACGGGAACGTCAAGGACGGCGAGTAGTCCACCTGGAGTGAGGGGTAACCAGTATAACTTCCTCATGTACTAATTTAGCTCTTGAAAGGAGCGTGTCATGCACAAGTATGACGTTGAGTGCGAGTGTGTCGAGTGTCAGAAATCCTGGAGGGTGGAGCACATCTGGGAGACCGTCAACTCCCAGGCGGAAGCAGACTGGACTTTCTCGGGTGACACCGAGGACGAGGTCGTCGCCGCTGCGTACAAGCGCAAAGAGACTCTTCGCCCCACTGAAGAAGAGTGGATGGCTGTGGAGGACAAGTTCTTTCTCTACAAAAAGGGGAAGTTCTTGGGAGAGTTTTCCCTTTAGTAGTCCACGTGGTAGTCGGATAACCACGTTAAACACCGACATCATTTTATGTGCAAAAGCACAAGGAGAATCCAATGCCTAATTGGTGCAGTAACGTTGTTCAACTCAGCAAAGACGGGTACGACTTTACGAGCATGGAAAAACGCATCCCTACCGAGGGACTCTATGCGCAATTCCTTCCCGCACCCGAGGGACTTGACGACCACCAACTGACGGATTGGTGCTACGAGAATTGGGGCGTTAAGTGGGACACCCAGAACGCAGATGCCGGCGTCGATGGCGACCGCATTCAACTGTGTTTTGATAGCCCATGGAGCGCACCACGGCAGTGGCTCGCCTATATGGTGAGCATCGGGTTCGATGTCCGAGGTGCATTCTGGGAGCCAGGCATGGCCATGGGCGGTGTCTACACTACCTTGCACGATGGAGCACTAGTTGCTCCAGCATTGGAGTGGACGCAGGACAACCTCGTCGAACGGGGTAGCGAAATGTACGAATATCTCATCAGTTACGGACTGATCTCAGAAGATGATGAAATGATCAACGACTAGCTCGCACGAGGTAACCGGCAAACCTCGTTAAACACCGGTATCTTTTTATGCTCACGAAAGGAGCACGGTATGTTGTATTGCATGATGGCGGTGTCTCGATGGCTTACTGGTGACCCGGACTTCGGGTACGATGGGGAGATGATCCCCAAGGTCACCGCGGTGATCTACATCCGTGAACAGCCCTTTGAGGACTGGGAGCGGGAGGAAGGCAGGAATATCTGGAAAATCAAGCTCGGTGAGTCTACTGTTGTGTCAATGCATAGGTGGACAACTGATCTCTCTCCAGTGGAGATCAGTACCAAGCATGACTGCGAAGTCATTGACTGGTCCAAGCGGTAAGTGGAGATCTCGGAGTGAGGGGATAACCGATGTAACTTCCTCAATAGTTATATTAGCTCTTGAAAGGAGCAACGCTATGCAAGTACTGCAAGCACGGGGAATTATCCTGGAAAATCTGGAAGCGCTTCGCGAGTTCAAGCCCGAGGACTTGCGGCTGGTTGCGTTATACAACGCAGCAGCAGGGCAGTCCTGGGCCGAGTTCAACCTTATCCGCACAACGTGTGCGGACTGGGACGAGCTCACCTACAACAACTTTGAGGAGGAAGACCTCAAGAATTTGTGGGACGAACTCTCTGAGCATTTCAGCAAAATCTGGGAAGGAACCAAGTAATGCGAGTACGTGGCAAGCAGCCGCATGTCTATCGTGAGTCAGAAACGGCTACGATAGCGCGGTACACCAACTTGCTCCCTCCTGTGTACGAGGCAAGTGCACAGGAGTGGAAGGTGTTTGGCCGTCAGGATACCATTGTCCGTGTTGGTACGCGGGCGACTATGCTGACGTATCTCAAGGGTAGGCGCGATCAGTATACTCGTATGCACGGATACGAGGATTTGACTGACCCCTGCCTCAGGCTGAGGTGGGATACTAGTCTGCGGTGCTTTCACGTGACAGAGCCGCAGTTGGACCTACCCGTGTTCTCAGGTACTAAGTACATGTGTACGTGGTATCTGGTTGGCCGGTCGGACGAGTTCCAAGGCCTGTAGTGTGTTGACAACGCTCACCTGTGTCGGATGTGAGAAAGTAATTATAGCCCTGAGGGGCAAGAAGGAGAGTGTGACTATGGGTAAGGTTATCACCGCAGCGGTCTTCATCAGCATGTTCAACAGCTCATTCCGGGACAGGCTCGAGTGGATGAGTGAGGAAGTTCGCGACCTCACGGTGGACGCGCTCACCCGGGAAGGCTACGACGAGGACGATTTGCGTCGGATGTCGGATGCCTTTGCCAAGCTGGAGGAAAAGTCCAGCGACTTGATCGAGACAGACTACGCCAACGATCTGCTGAACGTGGACGAAGAGAGTCTCGATGAGGGTTACTACTCGGATGGTGAAGACGAGTAGTAGGTAGCGGACTGGCAACTCTCGCCTGCGTCGGATGCGAGGAAGTAATGTATAGCCCTGAGGGGCAAGAAGGAGAGTGTGACTATGGGGACTCAGCATTGCGTCTTGATCCAGGACCGTTTCGACAACGAGGCCAAGTTCAACTTGGTCATCACCCACGACGTACCCTTCCACCCGGAAGCGGTCTTGTGGATTGCTCAGCTGTACACGGCAAAGCGTTGGGGGTCACAGCCCGACGTGTACCGCACTGCCGAGCTCGATGTCAGCGTCGACTGGAACGACATCGTGTACGTTCCGGCGCTAAATGTCCTGGACTTCGAGTCCTCGGACTACTGGCCAACACAGAAGCAGCTGAGGTTGGCTCGGATGGCGTTGGATTCGTACCGTATGTTTTATGACGAGTTGGCAAGGCAGGAGAAGATTATCTCCGGCTATGTCCGTCAGGAGATGCACAAGCAGTACGGTGAGGACACCGTCGCTATGCGTCTTCCCACCTTCCACAGCCGTGCTTCGGCATTGGACATCCTAGTTCATCTGGCACGGTAAGTCCACACGAGGTAGCCGGCGAACCTCGTTAAACACCGGTATAGTATTATAAGTGCAAGAGCACAAAGGAGAGCAAGATGCGTTACTCAATCAAGTTCGTGGCGAGTGCGAAGAAGTCCGTTCCCTTCGGCCTGGGTATGAGCAAGAAGTTCCACGACGCTGTGTGGAAGGGTGGGTGTAAGCGCCAGTGGCACGACATTGGTATCAAGGCCACGGAGTACTGCCTGCGGACACGTTCGTGCATGATCGACGTCGAGGCCTCGGACGCTGCTGAGTTGTCGTTTAAGCAGGAGGTGTGCCAGAGCCTGGTCGACTACATCTGGCAGGCAAGCAACAAGCCCTTTACAAGCGTAGAGGTGTTCGAGACGTGGAGTCACAAGGTTATCTACAAGGCTGATCTCTAGGAATGTCTGGCAACTCCCACCTGCGACGGATGTGGGCAAGCAAAGCAATGTGCAAGTGCACAAAGGAGCAACAGCATGTCTGATGTCAAAGTCCCTGCAGCAGAGCGTATTGGGTCCGCGATGGTTGAGAAGCTGATCGAGTCACTCGAAGCGGGAGTGGCAAACGGTCAATGGAAGCAGCCGTGGACAACGTCAAAGCAGATCAATGCGGTCACCGGGGCTAGCTACTCCGGTGCCAATGCGATCAACTTGATGTTGATTGGCGCGGAATGCCCTTACTGGGCTACCTTCAATCAGTGGTCGACAGCCGGTTACCGTATTCCACAGGGTACGGAATCCAGCGGTTTTGTCCACACCCCTCCGAGACGGAACAAGAAGACGGAGAGCGGCGAAGAGATCACCATATTCGTCCCATCAAAGACGTTTGTGGTGTTCAACGGTTCACAAGTCGTTGACGCCGATGGCAACCCGTTCACGTGGGAATCTTCGCCACCTGTTCCGGTTCTTCCAGAGATCGAGGCCTTCTTCGCCAAGCACAATCCAACGATTGTGCATGACGATCCCAGTAGTGCATATTATCATCCGTCGAAAGACTTGATCAATATGCCGCCGATCAACTCGTTTGTTGACAATGTTTCATACTATGGAACGTTAGCGCACGAGATGATTCACTGGACTGCACACAAGGACCGGCTGGATCGCGATCTGTCTCAGTATGGCCGTGATCGTAAAGTACGCGCATTCGAAGAACTCATAGCTGAGTTCGGCGCGGCCATTATCGGTAGTGAACTTGGTCTAACTACTGAGGTGAGAGATGACCATCTGCAGTATCTAGCTTCTTGGCTATCCTCCCTTAAGGAGGATAAGACGGTACTGCGGCGGGCGGTTACCGAAGCAGGTAAGGCTTCAGCCTACGTCAGCAGAGATGCTGAGTAGTTTACATATACCGGTTAGCTCTCACAGAAAGGGGGTGATTACCACTTGCCACCATTCGGATTCATGGTGTTAGTTTTCTTCCATCTCCGGTACAAGACTGGAGGTGGTCGGTTCGCCTGGAGTCTGTACTCACTGCGCGCGTCGCTCAAGTATCAGGACGGTTCGATCTACGGTCGAATACTTTACGACGGGTCGCGTCCGTTGCTAGAGACCTGGGAGAACGGCGTGCGTATCTGGGTAAGTCCTGACTACGATGCGTATATGGCTGAGTCTCAGCGACGTATCGATCAGGCTGCCAAAGAGTACCGCGTCACGGAGACTTTCGGTCCTGGCGATTCCATGCCCTAGTGTCTGATTATTAATCAGCGGTAGGGTACTGTGCCCTACCGCATATGGGAGATGCAACTACTATGCGTAAGCAAGCACAAAAGACCGCAGTGACCGTAGTCGAGAACACTGGCAACACCAAGCTGGTTGGTACGTCCGCGATGTACAACTGGATCACCACCTACACCGAGGTGGGGCCGACCTGTCCTACGACGTGTTGGTTCCACCCCGAGTCTCTGTATGCCGACGATCTCAAGAAGCTCAAACTCAAGGCCTGCTACACCAAGCGTGGGCATGTGTCCTTCAGTGTTGCGGCTTCCAAGTTCGCTGGTGCAGATACGTCTGACGGTGCGTTGACTCCTGTGCGTGAGCGCTTCGATCGCATCTTCTTGATGCACGAGGCCGGACGCAAGACAGTCGACGGCATTCGCTTCCAGACGGGTGGCGATATTCTCCATCCAGTTACGGGTCAGCCGTGGGTGGAGTTCATCGACCTGATCCTGTACGTTATCGAGCGTGCATTACCTCTGGGGATACCAGTCATCGGCTTCACCGCTACGTGGCGGTATCCCGAGGTGCAGGTGCTACGTCGCAAGTTCCATGCTTCTGTTCAGACGTTTGCTGATGCTCGGCAGGCGACTGAGATGGGTTGGACCGTGGCGTATGCAGTGGGCGAGCAGGACGTACTACAGGCTGTCAGTGAGCTCAGGAGTCTCGGTCAACGTGCTGTATACTGTCCTGAACAGGCAGGTAAGGCAAAGAGCTGCAGTGACTGTGGTCTGTGTGCAGTGGCCGATAGCAGTAGACTCGACAGAGTTCTTTGGGAAGAGAACTACATGCTGTATCGGAAGCGTTTTGTGTTGACCGACATCCCAGTGTCGATCGTACTCAAGAACCACTAGTCGGTAAGTCTATGACCCGGGGACAATTCGGTTCCCGGGTCTATTACAAAGGAGTGTGTAGGGTTATGGAAAAGCGCGCATTGATCCGGTGGAATGACGGTGAAGATCTCCAGGTGTTGATTGGCATCGGTAAGTGGGATGGTAAGTCGAACGACGACCACATCTTCTACTGGATGGAAGAGTTGACTGACTACCAGGTTGGGTACCGCAACGGTGATGGGTGGACCATCATCCAGATCGAGAAGGAGACTGCGTTGAGTACTAAGTGGACATTGAATCGGCCTGAGCTGGCAGACAACGACGAGGAGGTAGTGGTGGGTCTCGACTACAACAACGAGCGGTCAGACTTCAATCTGGCGCGCGTACAGTTTGTCGAGCTGTACAACGGTATCCCTGAGCCATACTTCCACATCAGCTTCGACGAGGCTATGTGCTACAGTGTGTCTGCCAAAGAGTTGTTGTCCGACACCTACAAGACCATCTACGTACCAGGTGCTTGGGGTGCGACTCTCTGCTGGATTCCGATCCACCGAGCGTAGTTGTTGTGGTCCATGCGGGATAGTAATGTGCTATCCCGCTTACCTATAGGAGGATGCAATGAGCATCAAGATTACTGTGACTGAAAAAGTGCTGAAGGACTCGTTGATCTCGGCCGTGTCGGATCTCTATCATGTCGACAACTGCGAAGAGTTCGGCGAGTGGATGTTCGTGCGGTACTTCGGTAACCGCGCTGACCTCGAGAACGATCTGTCCGAGCAGCTGGGTCACTCTAGCTACAACATCGGCATCTCGCTTCTCAACCTGGCACCAGACTCAGATGAGTTGCGGCGTGACTACTTCCGCCACAATCACCGCAACAACTTGCTCACACTCGAGCAGGCGGTGCATATGATTCAGTTCGGTCACGAGATCTGGGTCTGCAACTACAATGCAGATCAGGAGATTGATCTGTTCACGACCGTCACTATCTCGGACTTCGACGAGGACCGTGACGAGTCATTGACCGAGTGGCTCAAGGACATGCAGGCCTGGGCTAAGCAGGACTGGGCTAAGTAGTCTACACAGTGGGGTCCCTGCGGAGTAGTAAAGTGCTACTCCGCTTTCTTATAAGGAGCGCGAGAGTTATGCATCACACCTACGTGGCAATTGAGCTTTCATCGGAAGACATGGAGCAGGCTCTAATTCAGATCAGGGACGTCGTCGAGCATGATCCTGAGGAATGTGACGTCAACGATACGGAGATCGAGTTGGCTCCTAAGCTGGCTTCTCTCTGTATCCTGTTCCTGCATGAGTTCGCAGAGGCACAGGCGCAAGGTAAGGTCAACCTCGATTCAATCTGGCTACCGAATTACGAGCTTCGGCTCTTGGTGGCTACGGCCGCGAAGTTATTAATGGCAGCATCTGAAGAGAAAGAGGGTGAGTAACATGGCTAAGTTCACTGTAATTGAGTACATGGACCCAGCAGGCGACGTCGACAGCATTGAAGTTGACTTGGCGTGGCCACTTGCAGACGTTCAGCTGCTACTGGCGTACCAGACACGGCGTCACGAGACACAGTGGAAGGAGCACTTCGGTCCTACTGACTACTTCAATCGTCAGTACCCGCGGATGATGGCCGTGATTGCGGATGCTAAGCGTCGTTTCGGTAACGGTACCCCTATCGATGAGCTGACTATCATCGACTGGCAGGAATAGTCACGGCGAAACGGTCCACTCACACGCGTGGGTGGGCCGTATGCAGATCACATCTGCACTGATGAGCCGTCAGGTTCTCTCAGTAGTACAGCAGCGAGGGAATTGATGCATCTTGTCTGCTGTATTTTTTATGGCAGAGGCCATAGCTACAACAAGTGGGGGCTATTTTTATGTGGGAGCCCTCTTTTTATGCCGGCGCTCGTTGATGATGACGGACATGATTGCAATCGCAAGGGAGGGGTGCCGAGGGGAACCAAGCGCTAGGGGGTGCCGAGGGGGATGCCGCTTTGTGCGCTTTTTCACATAAGCGTTTGTACACATTTTCACAAGCTCACGACGATTTCTGCGATCTTGCACAGCTTTTTGGCCAAAGCAACATAATTGAAACTAATGTTGCTTTGGAAATGCACGCACTTTGCACAGACTTTGGCCAGATCGTAAAGTTTCCTTCATTTTTTAAATAAAATTGTGAACATATTCACAATCTTACCCTACTTTGTGCACGTTTTCACAGGCCAGCATGGCTTTCTGCTGCCATTTGTGCTACTTTTCTGCACTTTTAAAACCGAAAATTGATCCCAAGGAAGTGCTGCGACAATGTTATTCATGGCTTGTGCAGGGATGCGTGTGTCTATAGACATAAAACAAAAATGACTGGGTAGTCATCATAGAGATGGCCCCCAGTCATAATGTGGACAAATTGTGGATAGATTGTGGATAACTCTATGAGACTTTAGCCTGATGCAGCGTCATGTGCAGGGATGCTTCTTGATACTCAAAGACATTCTCGTCTAGGTTTTTGAGAAACTCTGATCGTACATAGATGCTGTCACCTTTATTGTTGAGCTTTACCTTATGAACGAATGCATACTCATTATAGAATTCATTGAAGAATGGTGTTGGATAGTGAGTAATGTATTCTGTTAGGGCGGCGATCTCTTTAAAGCTGGTGAGCTCCCTCAGCATACATACGAACTCATATCCTCTTATTGTTTCTTCTGATTGTTTTAAGAAAGAGAGTGGTATTGATACCCGGGGATTATTATTGTATGACTGCTCGGTCATCTCTTCCTCGGTCCACAAGGTTGTCTGATTCATAGGTGACTGTTTCATTTCTGTCCTTCTTTCTTGATCATGCCATTACAGTGAGCGGCGAGTTTATCTGCATATCCCTTACCTGGTACAGCCCATGTTCCTTCTAATCCTGCCAGTGTTGGTGCACATCCTATGATACGAGCGGGGACACTTCTGCGGGCTGTGTGTAGGCTGAAGTAGTACCACTGATTGTCGTCCATCTGCTTAGGTGAAAGAGCATAGCCCAGTAAGCGGGCCATGTGTGCAGGAACGCTGTTGAATACCCACGATTCGAAAGGCAAACCTTTCTTCCAGATCTTCTCAGTAGCATCATAAGCCCATTCGTTAATACCTGCATTTGGTGGTAAGTGCGGGGCTGTTTGTCCTGTTACACCGATACCTGCGGGATTTCTTCTTGGCCGTGCACACCACCAGCTGGTAAGATACCCCGTTTCATGGATCATCTGAGCTATGGCCACAGTAGGATTTACTCCAGATTTCCGTCCTTGCTCATAATATGCAGGAATGATTGCATCCTTAATGTCTGCATCTGTGTACTTGCAATTCTTTTTTCCTTTTAGATACTCGAATGCTGCCTCTTGTGTGCAGCTGGGATCTCCCATAATAGAAGAGTCCCGAGTTATTACCCCTGTCATGTTGTTACCTCATCATCATAATAAAGATCCGCACCCATAAGAAACCAAATACCGGGAATCCCTTCTGCATCATTATGTAGGTTTATCATCTCGATAGTACCATCGACAAGATAATCTAACATCATTGACCCAAAATTGTCGTCCGTAATACCTAGTGTAACTCCCGTCGGTATGTACGGAGACAATTCCTTCATCATGGCCTGGCGCCAAGCTTCCCCATATAGGCTACTCCCCAGCACTTTCAACTTGATCATTTTGTTTCCTAATATGATTCACTAACTGAGTACCTCCCGAAAAGTACTCTGAATCCTTACCGGCGGTCCTTTCTAATTCTAACAGATTTGCGATGTCTTCGAGCAGTAAAGTCGGATCTTGTCTTTTAAGTTCGCGATAGTACTCAATGTAGTGCAAGGTCCAGGTCACCGCGGTTTTAATCTCGGTGAGCGACTGCTCTCGGATGTCTTTCTCTTGCTCAGAGTACTCATCCTCAAGCACGCTTTTACGCATTGAAGCACACACTTGAGTAATAATCTTGGCTAATTCGCCGAGACTGGTTTGATCAATCTCTAGTGGCATTGCTATCTCCTAAGAAAGACCAACGCTTTTCTGTAGTAATCGACTTCGACTCGGGTGATATGTAGACGTTAATCATGGCGAGCATCTTGTAGAATGTCTCAGCGTCCGCTGGAACCTCAATAAGATCTTCGCTGTCCTCTTCATCTCCCTCCGTATCTGCGGAGCTAGCCTCATTCGCAATGATGCCACCGACGTACTCGTAATCATCCGGAATACTGTCTCCCTCAAGAGCGAATAGTACCGACCGGCGATGGACCTTCTTGTAGTTCGTGCTGTAATGGAGCAAAAGATACACGTGATTGCTGTATTGCTGACACTCAACAGTACATCCCTCTGGAAGTGTTATCTCAGCTTGAGTAGGAAAAGACTCGTCGTTCAAGTTAGCCAGTGGCTGAATTGAGAACTGCTTAGGCATCTAATCCCTCCTGAAGTTGCTTCATAATAGCGGAAACGGTTTCCTTGGGCACAAAGCCGATTACGTCTGAGGTTTTCAGCGCCTTGCCGTTCTCGTCCTTTAGCGGTAAATTGTAGAGTATCCGCTTGAAGTCGCCGTCAAAGACAGCAACTTCGTAAGTATCCTTCTCGGTACTGCCGTACGTCTGCTCCCCCTGAACTACAGAGATTGCATAGTCGTTGCTCATTTTCATCTGAGCCATCTGCACAGAATCCCACCGAGGGTGATCTGCAAAACGCAAATGATCGAAGTTAAACATAGAAGACTCCTTACTTAACGCGCTTAATAAAGTTGGTCAGGTCGTTGATCCAGCCCTGAATGTTAGGATCTTTCGAATTGCCGTCGTTCATTCCCATACGAATCAGATAGAACGCATCCCACAGCTTGGACCAGACAATCTCGGCGATCTTTGCTTCATTGACGGGCTGAGATCCTCCAGATTTTTCGAGTGCAGTGACTCGCTCCTTCAATTTGGCCACTTCAGTAAGAACGGCACCGATCTTTCCCTCTGCGTTTGCTGCGGATTGTCGAGCGGCCGCTACTTGATCTTGGGCTGTCTTGAGTTGCTGACGAATTCCGGCTAATTGTGAGTCGTTGATGTTTACGATTGTCCCAGAAACAGTGTCTGTTTCGTGAATGTAGCCTTCGATAAGCGTTCGTTTTTGTCTACCCAGGGGCTTGTCTGCTGTGTTCCAGTAGAACCAAAGCTTACGATGAACTACCATAAGCGTACCGTGGCAGCCTGGCTTGGTAATAATTAGTTCTGCGGGTTTTCCCTTAGAAACGCGCCAAACGTTAATACCAAAAGAACCACCGGCCGCACTCATAGACGTGTTGTACTCGGCTCCTGTTTTGTCCCCGATTGCAAATGTAGGAGTAGCCGTATAGGATCCTCCGGGGGATTTTAAGTCTTCTGTCTTGTCTGTCATCTGGTTTTCTCCTTATTCTTTACTACCCTTCAAGGGGTTTTGGTGCCAAAGACGGGAGTCGAACCCGTACGAGGAAACCCTCAGCAGTTTTTAAGACTGCAGCGTCTGCCATTCCGCCACTCTGGCTTGTTTTTTACTACCCCTCCTCGTGGAGGATGTGTAATTGGTGGGCCAAGCAGGATTCGAACCTGCAACCAAATCGTTATGAGCGATCTGCTCTGACCTTTGAGCTATTGGCCCTGATTGTCTTGATCGTCTCAACAGCCTCAATTACTTGCTTTGCTGCTTCGAGTGCCTCGTCAAAACCCTCAATGTCTGTCTCAGTTAAATTACCATCATACAGCAAGTGATCCGCATACTGACGCATGACTGTACTTGCCTGACTGCCTAGATGCTCTCTCATGTCGCTCATAACTTACCTCGTAAATACCAGCGGAGCATTTACCCCGCTGGTATCTATTATACACGACTTAGTACATTCGATCTTCTGGAGTACGCAGGTAGTTGTAATAGCCGAGATACTCGTCTAACCGAAGCACATCTCCGTACTTCGCGGCGTACTCGGCCATGATACCGTCTGCTACGTAATCCATTGAGTAGCGAAGAGTCTTCATTAATCTCCCCCTCACCATGTAACATGACGTATCAATGTTTCCAACTTGCGGATAAAATGGCGGAGTAAGACGAATACTGTTGTTTCTCCAAACCTGCCCCCAAGTAACCATGTTTATCTGAGTGTAATTAATACTAGATACGCGTGCATACCAGTCGGGATGAATAATGTTGTCGTCGTCCAAAATGTACACCCAGTCCAAATCATCGAATTCTATAGAATCAAGCGCAAAATTTCTATTAGGATTTCCAGCAAAGCCTGTGTATGGTGAATATAATGTAGTTGCCCCTTCTACTAACGTCGCGTCTTTAACAGAGGCGTCGTACACAACTACCCAATGACACTCTTTAGGAATACTTTCAGCAAGATATGGTAAATTTTCGGGTCGAGTACACGGTGTAATTATGTGGATCATTTTTCGTTCCTCACCATAACCAAGAGCTTATCGTTGTCCCAGCCAGGTGAATACTTGTTAGCATGCTCGGCATTGATAAACGTAATGCTGTGGTAGTATTGAGTAATGTCGGCGAGCTCTCTGGCATAATCGTCTTCTGATCTACTTCTAAAGATGTCTTCTATGACAAAAAAACCGCCAGGCTTTACAAAACGATGTGCAACTTTTGCAATTCTAATCTGATCTTCAAACGAGTGTGTCGAATCGTCAATAAGAATGTCAAACTGCACACCTGATGTTTCAAGACCGTCTACAATAGATTGTTCGTGATGCACATTCATAGGTATATACACAGTATCGGTTAGTCTGTCTTTGAGAGCGGCCGTAATCTTCTCAGGATAAAATTCCCAACCCCACAGTTTTGCTTTAGTAAAATAGTTTCTCCAGCAAATCATAGATTGATTATACTCAATCCCAATCTCCCCGAAGTTAATCTCCTTATGACGCAGGGAAGCAAACAGTAAGTCGTACACTGCCGTGTAGGGATGACGATGTCCGCTACTTGACCCTATGTTGTAAGGAGACTTGTCTGTCGGGAACCTGATACCTAGGTCACACAGTGCGGTTTTTGCATTTGTGGAATCAATTACCAATTGATTAAATTTTGTTACGTCCATCAACGTTCTCCCTTATTCCACTGAGTAGTGGTTGGTACCGGCGGAGGGTCTCGAACCCCCGACAACCTGCTTAGAAGGCAGGTGCTCTATCCGCTGAGCTACGCCGGCAAGCGTGTACCAGTGGGGATTAACCACTGGTACCAGTTAACCTTATTGATCTGATTCCATGCGCTGAATTGCAGCTGCTTCCTCTAGTTCTTCCGGCGACGTCATAGACAACACCATGTGAAATATACCCGATGAGCAGTTAGGACACATGGAAAGCGGCAGCATGCCAATCCAACCCATCAAGCCCCAATCCTCATCCTCGTACTCGGTGCTACAAATAGTGCAGTCTTTACCCACAGGACTCAGCGGATCTTCGGCTGAATCGTAACTCAATTCGTTTAGTTCACTCATTTTATATACCCCACTTTCCTCGTCGTAAAATAATCATAATAATTGCGTAGCTAGCCAGGTCCATAAGAGTATCGTCGACTGACTCGTTCTTTGGTTCTTTTGGCTGCGACCATTTTCCAGTACCGATATCCCAGCCCATCAAGTTCATAAGACGGGCTGTCTTATCCCACAAGCGAACAGCTACTCCCTGCTCGCCAGCCCCTTTAATGTTCCAAGAGGAGTAGTCAGCGGTCTTTTTTTTGTGCATCTGAAACAAATCATCGAGAATCGTTTTAAATTCTTTCGATTGCTCTGACATCAGATGCTCATTCTTGGGCATGTATCCCGTAGACTTCAGTAACGGTGTAAAGTCAGGCCCTTCCTTTTCGGATTGAAGCAAAGCGCTCAGTTTTGTCTGAGCTTCTATTGCTTTTTGAAATAATTCTTCGTCGTACATGCTAATCCTCCCATAAAGTAATGTGTTGCAGCGATGTGATTGCCTGCTGAATTTCTCCCCAAGCTTGACGTGCTATCAAACGATGTTCTTCTTGGGTATCATTGGTTACACGGACTTGACAGTAATGCATCCAAGAGCGAAGGGTGCCACTCACATACATACGAGAGAGAGTTAATCCCTCTGGCAGTACACTGCGGGCGACCTCTTTAGCAACACCGTTCTGAATGGCCCAATCGTAAACGCGTGTAGTCTCCGATTGCAGATAAAGAAGTTTAGCTTCCCACGCATCGTGCAGATCCTGATCGTCAGTATGAATGCTACTTTGACGATTATTCGCATCCTGTAACCGAACTTCCCTACTTACCATCCCCAAGCTTTCAACAGGATTTGCGTATCGTTGACTGAATTCCTGAAAGGAAAAACTGCGATGGCGAAGTATCTGACGTGCAATGTCTCTTGTCGTATTGATTTCCATTACGATTGTGATCATCTCGAAAGGAGACCAGTGACGATGCTTCATCAAGTACTGCAGTAACTTATCAGCAGTAAGATGATTGTTCTGATTCTGAGGATTTGAAACGCGAGCAACATACGCCACAAATTCCGAGACACTGACGTCACCAAGCTTCCCTGTAGGTTGCGTAACTGCTATAATTTCAGCTGATCCGTGAGACGGCATCTTACTTACCTCCTAGAAATAACATAGGCTCGAGATCAAAGAACTGAGCAAGTGCGATGCCCTCTGCAACCGACGGCTTACGCTCTCCTTTAATGATTTCCTCTAGCCGTACAAGTGCAATACCTGCGAAATCGGCTAGCTCTTCCTTTGTTGCTTTGGCTTGCTTCAGCTCTGCAAGTATTAGCTTAGGAATGTTTCCGTTCATGGTCCACCTGCCCGTAATGATGTCGCTTCAGTATCTCAAACTCTTCAAGTTTGCGTTGCTCTTCCTCGTACCGTTCTCGACTGGTAATCAAAGTTCTCAGCTGTGGGGCGTGTATACTGTACGAAATATCCTCACAGGTACAGTCGCTTACATACTCACCGCAGAATGCACAAGCATCCATTACTTACCTCCACGTAGATACTTAAGATAGTCACAAGCTATCTCTAAGTCAGAATTATACCACATTTTACCGTTCGGCATAAAAATGATAGCACCACATCCATTGCCGGCTGTTTCTGCGTAGCCGATCTCTTTCGAGAACGAGTCAATGCGCTTGTAGGCACCAGTCAACAAGGCTAGGCGTTCCTGACTGTGACGGTAAAAAGGGCGAAACAGAGTGCCGATGTGCGTATGCCCGCCTACACCAATGTCAAACGGCATAGTTAAACGATCGAAGCCGACCTCGATACCGTGGGTTGGGTTAAAGATACTGCTATACTTCCACTTATGGCGAATCAGTGTCTCCCAGGATCCGTTACCGCAGGTAACTGTTGTGCGTACTTCAAAAGGATCGTACAGCACGTGAGTATCCCCTAAAAATGTAGGAATGATATCGATGCCTGACAATTTATTCGTCCAGTTATCGTGGTTACCGCTGACAACAAGCAGCAACTTTTCCTGAATCATCTCGAGCCAGCGTCGAAACATAGTTAGTTCATTCTGAAAACTAACCGCTTGGTTTCGCTGCAGGCCTTGTAACTTAGTTGTAATCCAGTTGTCGATGCCATCCCCGTGAAAAGCAGCGTACATGCCCGGTGTTGAAGAGATAAGCTTAGTGTCCTTAAGCACAGCATTATAGTCGGTGCCAGCATTGCCAAGATGCAGGTCCGAAAGGAACGCAATGCCCGTTGGCTGATCACCTAAGTGAATTGACTGCTTTTTCTTCTGCTGATGCACTTCACGCACTTCTTGGTATACAGAAGCGGCGGCTGTCCATAAGCGATCTGCATAGTCCACATCATAACGATTCGAGTCTACCCCTCGGATGGTTGGCGTTTGATCGGACCCGCGAGCCTCTAGCGCCTTAATAGCCTCTTGCTCTGTAGCGAAACGACCACCGTGTATCATCTTCTGCTGTTCCTTGTCCCACCAACGGATACCGTAGCGACCGTTACTGTAATAAATCCCCTTCATAAAACCTCCTGCTAAACGTCTAAATCTTGTTCTGGTAATTCCGTAAATGTATCGTAGTACGCATTAAACACATTCCGAGCTGTAGTGTGTAGTTGCGGCGGAACTTCGCGAAGTACACTTCCGTCGTCTATTTGAAGTTTCCGCCCGAGTAACTCAAAAGCAAACTTTAGGGCATCCTTTGCAACCCCTGCGTGTAAATTGTGGCGCTGTGCTATCTCGTGAAGTGCATAGCCTGATCCCCAGTCTTCCAGCATCTGCATAGTTAGCGGGTGGTTATCCCGTAAGAAGTGGCTGTTAGCCTTAACCACCATTTCCAAATTGATTCGATCCTCGTCATTCAGTCGGTTTGCAAACCAGTCTCTGAATAACTCACGTAATAAAAGACGACTCTTCATAATTTATAGGCGGCCAGCACAGTTCGACATGAGCACAGATCCGATTACAAAAATATCCTTGATCAATCTTTGTAAACTCTGTATCGTTAAGTATGTGCACGAGCGACTCCTCCAATTTCTGTATTTTTGTATCGTAGTCCACCATTACAGCAGCCTCGACCAGATCGAGTGTCCGCAGATGATGCCAATAGACTGCCTTTGGTTTTACTCCAAATAGTTGTTCGTAAGCCCACACATAAATCAGCAGTTGCGGATTGTTTGCGAGTTCGGGGCCAGTTGGTTTTTTACTACCACTCTTGTGATCGATAATGCAACCATCCTCGGTGATCATGTCGATAAAACCGCGCATGAGTACTAGCGGATTTTCTGCTGGGAATGGAAGTCTAAATCCATATTCAATACGAGCGGGAACAAACTGATCCCAATTCAGTCCACGCAGGATTGTTTGACCTAATTGTGAAGCCTTACCGATAAGGTTAGAGGCCACTAATCCCTTCTCGCTGCCTACTGCCGAGGCAATTGCCTCGTTAAAGTAGTTTGAAAACACCGGCAGAAAGTTTGTTTTGCCTGCATAGTACTCCTCGATCGCGTGATGCAGTGCTGAGCCCATGACCGTGTACACATGCTTGTTTCCCTCGAGGCCTTCGATGTACTGCATTTTGTACAAGCGCGGGCAAGTCTTGTAGAGGTTGAAGCGAGAAGCTGAAAAATCGGGCAAAGTACTCATTATTCGTTACCTGTAGGTGCGTCAAAACGCATCTTAATTGTGTAAGCAGCACTTGCAAACATAGACTTGTGATACTCCAGCGACTTAACATAAGCTTCGTGTTCTGCAAACTGTGCTTTGAGCTCGGCCAGCTCATCAAGCAGCGAAGAGGTCTCCTGAATTTTACGGGATCTAGCTACGTTGCTTCGTGGCTTGTCCTCTTCTACAGCAATCTGCTGCTCAATGCGCTCAATATCCCGCTCTTTTAGAATGATCATCTGCTTTAGCCTTCCGTATCCCTTGTAAGCCTGAGTCACTTCATAGTAGTCGGGTGAATTCTGTACCCACATTTCTAAATCACTCACCGAGTTGCTCCTCTAGGCACTTATTGATTTTCTCTGTCAAAGAGTCTAAATCAAAAGTAAGTACACAATTGTCCATTCCCTGAGCCTTCTGGCCCTGATACTCGTACCATGCTCCAGACTTCTGAATTATATCATATTCCAGAGCTAACGACATAATGTCGTACGAGGGCGCCAAGCCTTTACCTTTTAGCATTATGTATTCACACTTCTGCCCCTCAGCGGCTTGCTTATTCTTAGATATCGTTGCCTGTATGTGAGACTTTTCTTCTTCGTTCTTTATCTTGACTAGGTCAAGGATAATGCGGCTAAAGTAGCGCAAAGATCGAGGACCGAACGGCTTCTTCTCTGAACGAGCCATGGGTGAGATATTTGCACGGTACTGATTAATAAAGATAAACAATGCGTCTGCATTGTCTACCGGACCAATAAGGCGGATAATCCATCGAGACAGAAGGTTAGCGGCACCTGCCATACGTGCTGGATCGTCCACTTCCTTCTCAAATTCATCCTTTGTCACAATAGCAGGAACCGAATCGAATACTACAATTTGAATACCCTGATTAAGAAAGTATTCAATTTGCGGTAAGCATTGCTCGGCATAGTCTGGGCGGTATACCAACAGCTTCGACACGTCAACACCGATAGTTTTGGCGTAGTCGGTGTCGAATGTACGTTCGAGATCGACAAATAAAGCGTTGACGAGTCGAGTAGTTTTGCCTATAGTAAGACTGACATCCTTAATACCGAGCTTCTGCGCTTGAGATACGTAATCCAGCGCCAAAGTAGTTTTGCCGTGGCCCGGTTCAGCCAGCAGTTGCATGATGGTTCCGCCGCGAACTCCCTTTGAACTACCCATAGCTCTGTTGAGTGAGCGGATAGAGGAGGGAAAGTATTGATGAGATCGTGGGGTATCACCAAAATCCATGCCGTCTAGGTTTAGTTTCTTAGCCACAAGTCGCTCCTTACTTATCGTATTTCATTGTAATCGCTGGATCTACCTCGACCGTGCTCCCCAGATTGGGAAGTACTTCTCTTGCAGACTCTTCCATCGCCTGCTTTAGAATAATCCTCGCTTCCTCTGCGTAGTCTTTGGTACTCTCCAAGATAATCTCGTCGTGCACCGTAGAGACAATGACCGCTCGCTTCATATCCAAACGCTCGAAGGTCTTGATTAAGGCCAACTTCACCATTGTAGCAGACAGCGCCTGAATAGGAAAATTCGCTGCCTCTCGTTCAGCAGCCTCCTTCTTCCACTTCATTGTAAAGTCATCCCTGTTCCAGAATCTTTTACGGCCGAAGCTATCTGCTACCCAGCCGTTTACAACGGCCGACCTAGAACTCTTCTTAAGCCACTTAGTGGCCTCCGGAAACATCGCCTTCCACTGCTCTATTATCAAGTCTCCCTGCTTGGGTGAGTATTTAGCGCCCACGGGAGCCAGTTTAATAGTCATCTGCTTAGCCAGATTATCCCCGCCGACTGAATAAGCGATCGAGTAATTAACCATCTTAGCGGCCTCTCTCCATACTTTATAAGGATGTTCCTTCTTGTTATCCGTAGTTATGTCCTCTACCTTCAGCACATGCTTTGCAACGTACGTGTGCAAGTCATCCAGGTTGGCAATCAAACCCTCGTCACCACTGGCATCAGCAATGATTACCAATTCAATAGTTGAGTAGTCTGCTATAATCATTCGGCGGCTTTCGTTCTTCACTGCGAATGCGTGTCGAATACTCTGCCCAATTCCCAAGTCCTTCATCTTTTGATCCGAAGGCAGGTTCTGTAGGTTAGGACGTGAACTACTAAACCGCCCGGTAGCCGCTCCGACTTGGTTAAAGGTGCAGTGAATGCGTCCCGTAACTGGGTTCTCCATCTCCTGCAAGCCCCGAACGTAAGTGGACTGAAGCTTGCGAGCACCTACAAGAAATGCATAGGAATTCAAACGGTAGTTATCGTACCTACCGTAAGACTCAATCGAACCGACAAGATCCCCATCGAACTGAGCAGTGTCCACTACGTGATCTTTGGCAGTCTTACGGTTCTTAAAGTCCCACTCGGTGACCGTCTGAGCGTTTAGATTCTCTAGGTCCATCTCGAGAGAGTGGAAGTACTTCAACATTTGTTGGTTAGAGGCGGTGTTAATTGCTGAGTACCCGTCCCTCGTAAACACAATCTCTTCGGCTACCCCCGCATCGATCACCATGCGTTGCAACATCTTCTCAGCGTTGTCTATAAGCGTTTCAAACGTGGGCTCCATCTGCTTTAAGTGGCTGGCATTAAACGGCATACCGAAGTACTCCATCATGGCGACAACCTTTGTAAGCTTAGATTCAAGCCTATACACATTCTGCATGCTGTGCTGCTTTATCTCGGCAATCTGCTGCAGAAAGATATCCTTAAGAACAATTACATCCTTGGCTGCGTACTCAATCTGCTCACTGCTAATACCCGCAAAGGACTCGGATACAAACTGAGTCCGAATCGTTTTGTCTAGCGTGACATTCAGACGACGCTGCGAGATGCTTGCTAGGTCGTTGCGTACACCTACAATACCAGCACAAAGCAACGCCTCGGTAACACGAGTATCGTGTATAGGGTCGACGACAAACCTACCAGCCTGATAGAAAACCTTTATGTCGAAGCTCGCATTCTGAAACACTTTAATAATCGTTGGGTCGGTAAGCAATGCTGCAAAACAAGCAACATGCTCCACAGGTATAAGGGTAAAATCGTATACAAACACTTCCTCAAACGTAGCAATTTGCACGAGAAGCAGCATCGACATTCTGGGATCAAGCCCTGTGGTCTCTGTGTCCACTAGCAAGCGCCGTGGATTTCTATTGAGCTGCTCTTCAATAGTAATTAAAGACTGCTCGAGATCCTGCAACGACTTCACAACGTTAACCTTCATGGCGAATCTCCAAGGAGTAATCGGCGAACATAAACGCAACACCGTTCCGTATAGCTACTAGAGTATAATCCTCCTGCACTACGACTAATGCCCCCGCCTCACAAACGAGGCGAAGGCACTTGGGTGTGTACGATTTACCGTCCGAGTTCTTTCGTTTCTCGGGAGGATTAGCCATCCCCGTCAGCTTTTGAGACTCGGCTGTCAGCAGGGTTGTGACAAACGATAGGTTGTCAAACTTCACCGTAACCTGCTTGCCGTACATTGGCGATAGTAGTACCTGTTCTGGAAACTCTTTTGTCTTCATACCTCGTCTATTAGCTCCTTAAATCGCTCAAGCGTCATGAGGTAATATAGCACGAAGTCTATGGTGACACAAGCAATACCAGATCCTTCTTTACAGACAAGCGAACGAGCTTGAGGCATCGCAAATGTTTTTGTTTTGAGATTGTCAAAACTTAGCTCAGCCGTAGCCTCTAAGGCTATCTTTACGACCTTTCGCATATCTGCGGACCTGATCAGTACAAAGTCTTCAGGCCTGCCGTGATACCTATAGACGAGCATTCCAAACACTGCATTCATTTGCTGAGCTTCTCGATGAATCTTCTGCAACCATGCCTTACTAATTGTTATTGACGGGCCGTGCCTGTCAAATAGCTCCGTTAACTTACACTCTATTAAGTATCTACCTGGTCGGTTAGCAAAGAGAACTGTAACATCCCCTTTGCTATTTCCGGCACCAGACTGGGGAGTTCGATCTCCACCTAAATACTTAGCTATGCGGCGTTCCATGGTCTTAGCTCTCTGACGATTAAGGCGGTTGCGTTGCCGCCGTTCTTCTTTAAGCTGCTCTGCGGTTTGTGGACTAGTAATCGGCTTGCTGACTACTGAACTTTTGCGTACTCCCATTAAATATCACCGTGCTCACTCCGAGCTTCCCATTACGATTTTTATGAAACTTCAAACTAATAGCGCGATTTCCGGCATCGTCAGGGACGTCATCAATAGGCGCCATTTCAATGACTGCGTCTGCTACCTGAGCTACCTCACCCGAGTCGCGGACAGCGTCTAAACCTTCCCTACCCTTGGTCATTTGGCTGAGCAGTACAATTGCAATGTTAGCTTCCTTGGCTGCTTCCTTCAATGTCTGAGCCACCTCACCAAGGTCGTTGTTACGATTCGATGTAGGCGAATGACGAACAATCTGTAGATAGTCCAAAAACACTACCTTACAGCCAACTCGTGCGGAGTCGCGTATCTCTTTGCGTATCGTCGACAAACCAATTGTAGGGTCGTCGATAACAGACATAGGTAAGGACTGAAGATACATTACGGCCTGCTCAATCTTATCAGCCTGCTCTTTGTTTACACGACCGAACTGAAGATTACTGGCATCCATCTTTAACAGGTAAGCAACCCAGCGGCTAATCAACTGCTCCTTGCTCATTTCTAAAGAAAAGAAAAGAGATCGGGTACTGTACTGCCGCGCCATTTCTAGCATCGACTGACCAATAAGAGCAGTCTTGCCAGTTCCCGGCTTGGCCATGATAATGTTCAGCGTCTTCGGCAACCACTCCCCACCGAGCATCGTGTCCAAAAACTTAATACCTGTGTGTGTAAACTTGTACGTACCATCTATCTTTTGATTAAGATCTCCAAGCATACGTTGAGCGCCTGGCACAAGAGTAGTGTCGTGCGACTGCAGTATCGGTGCAAAGTTCAATGCACCTTCAATCTTCTCTTCGTTAGGGTAGTACTGGCGGGATTCAAAGTCAAGCGCCTTAGCTGCCTCAAATAGCTGCCGACGTCTGCCTATAAAGCCTAGCTCGTCGATCACTGCCTGCTGATTTACATTTACCTGAACAAGCATTTGTGCCGGAACATCTCCAGCCAAAGCCATGCGCATAACCTCGTACGAACACTCACCGTAGCGAACGTAAGCGTCCTTCATAGCAAGAAGTATGTCTTTGCGTTCATCAGAGAACAGTGCAGGAGTAATGATGTGCAGACTTTCTGGGTTGGCCATTAAAGATGATAGAAGTCTCCACTCAGCGTCCTTGTCGTAGTACATATGGCCTCCGTAATAATTGAGCCCATTCATTGTAAGGAAGGGCCTTGCTTAAGATTAGTGTAAACTCGGCAGGACCCTTTGTCAACAAGTAGGTATCCAAGTCCATCTTGTTTTGTTTGCCCAGAGGAAGCGTAGCAATTCGTAAGTTTGGGAGTCGTTGAGCCAGCTTATCAACTGCCTGATACACGGACTCTCTTACAGAGGATTGTGCTTGTGAGTCAAACACGACAGTCTGAGTTCCCTTGGCCATAGAGCGCAGTCTCCAGCGCCATACCGCAATACCCGGAAGTCCTACTGCCTTAAAGCCAAACTGACTAGCTACAATGGTCTTTATTTCTCCCTCGGTGATCAGATGGTCGTACTTGAGATCTTCTGCGTTGTAAGGCCACTCACCAGCGCCTCTAGAAGATGTTGTACCAAACGGTCCCTTGTACTTTGGCTCAGCATTAATCATAGATCTTCCGCGGATGTCTACGACGCCTGAAGTCAGCGGGTCGAGGTAAGGGAAGGTTAGCCTGTCTGCGAGCGTTGGCGTGCCTCCTGAGGTCATCAAACCAGACTTTAGAAACATATCAGAGCGCCCGCGATCAAACGCCTGAGTACTTGGGCAATACCCAATCCGCAACCGTTGAATAGACTCGTCTGTAATTCCACGCTCGCGAGCATATGCTCGTGCCTGTGGCGTAAGGCAAGCATGATAATAGTTTGCTATCTCAGTATATACTTCCCGTATCTCTAAAAGATCGGCGGGCTCTCCTTGAAATGGCAGACCGCGCTCTGAATCGTATTGCTCAGCCTTTTCAGGAGATGAGCGATACTCACAGTTAAAGCAGTAAGCCATCCCGTTATCGGGAGTTACGTAGAGGTTATCCCCTCCGCAGCTGGGACATTCAGACTTGTAGCCCCTTCCCATAGCGCCTCCAAATAAAAAAGTGGGCGGTGTGGTTAGCACCGCCCGAGACAAGAGAGAACTAGTCGTCAAATAATGTGTCAGCAGCCGGCACAGCGGGAGTGCGTTCAGGTGTTGCGTTCATCTGCTTAGCAACAACCTGTGCAACTGTTTGTTCAGAGCGCTCAATTAGATGAAC